CATCATGATTATCAAGTGTAGGAAATTCATTAAACTTAGTGACAATGTTTGATTGACCCTTTTCTTTTTGATTTTTGTTTCTAACCATTTGAATATTTTCATGAATGTTAGATGTTTTTTTTGAAGTTATGATTACGTCATCCCTTTTAAACCAGTGATTTTGAGAATCAATCTTAATCTTATTATTTTCTTCATACAATTTATTAAACGTTAAATTAAATTCTTTTGGGTCGATTTTAGATAAGTGTTTCTTGATTTGAGGAGCGTTGTCATTGTCATATGACAAGTTCTTACTTCTTACAGTAGTTTGTGTTTGATAAAATTCAATTATACATTCAAATGCTTTTTTATAAAAAATGAAGTATTTTGGTGATAATTTCGACTTGTCTGGATGCATTGACAACACGAGTAATTTCCCTTTTTTGATATCCTGCTCTGTAATAACGTGGTTGTGCTTGATACTAAACAAATCGAGAATTTCAAGAAAGTTGTAATTTTTTATATTTAAATCTACCTCTGTGTTCATAATTATATCACTTATATATATTTAATTCTTAATATAGACGTATTAAGAATTATTGTTTTAATTTGAAGCAGTATCTATACATCTTTCAAAAAATGAATTAATTTCATCAACGTTTGATGTATTAACCGCATCGTCAAATATATATGATTCATTGCCTTTCATATACATTAGAATAGCTGGAATACTCTTACACATTTTTTTATTTTTAAGGTATGCGTACACTTCGAAAGATTCATCAATATCAACTATAGCTGTCTGGACATTATTTGGCATTTGATTACACCAGCTGACAATATTTTTTTCAACTCGTTTACAAGGCCCGCACCATTCTGCACCAAATTTAATTATCAATAATCCAGGATTATTCGAAAGTAAGTTTTTGAATTCAGTTAAACTTTGAATATTATAGATTATTTCGCGCATAATTATTATATATTCTATGAATATATATGGTTTTTGTAAATAAATTCGCATCACTATAATGATTTGCTTCGTTTCCTACCAGTCGTGGCGACTTTCTGTGTAGGGATTGTTAGTAATCCAAACAGAAAATCGATTTTTTTCATAATAGTGTCTACTTTTCCTTCTAAAGAGTTGTTTGAAGATGATGAAACTACCAGTTCGTGTTCTACGATAGGAGTAGCCCAAGAAACTTTAGCGTCATTGATAATCGGTTCAACAGTTCGAACGTGTTCATTGATAACTGAATCTAAAGTTTTTTTGCGTTCATTAAGATGTTTTTCAACAAGCTCATTCATGTTTATTATAGGCGAATCTTCAATTGAACTAAAATCAACTGGTGGTGGAACATATGTGTTTTTCATTATTTCATACTCTTTCTGACGAATCATATATGGCGTGTCAAGTTCTGAGCCAAGCGCAACTGATTGGTTCCTTGATGCTATGTCTGTTCTACTCTTCAAATAACGGTCCTTTAAATTCGCTATCATAACCTTTATTGTACTCCGATTTACATTGATTAAATCGGATGACGTGATGTTATTACCTATTTTTTTTTTAACAATGTCAATCATAGAATTAAACCAAACAGTTTTCTCATTATCTGAATTGAGTGTTTCATTGAACATATTATTCATTGTAATTACATCCCAAATAAGTTGGAGATTTTCTCTTTGGACAAATAGTGTCATATCGAAAATATAACAATAGTTTTATATAGTTTTGAATTTAATATAGTTTGATGATTTTATTCACGAACGTCTTGTTCCTCTGGACTTCTTAAAGTTTCTTTTAGTGGACCTTCGTCGTTTAAAAGTTGTCTTACGCTTAAATGTAGCTGGAACCGGTTTGCGTCTATTAGAGCTAAATAGTTGGTTTGCGTAAAAAAGAGCTGCTGGAACAGCAATTTGTGTTAGTGATGTACCCCCGTTAATTTTTCCCATTATATATATTACATACATATTATGTAAAGTAAAAGGTAAAGTAAAAGGTAAAGTAAAAGGTAAAGTAAAATGTAAATTAAAATGTAAATTAAAATGTAAATTAAAATGTAAAGTAAAATGTAAATTAAAATGTAAAGTAAAATGTAAAGTAAAATGTAAAGTAAAATGTGAAGTAAAATGTAAATTTTGAATTAATGTGTGCGATATATAATTATCGATTAGTTGTTATAGTATTGTGTGTAAAACGCAGAATAAAAATAAATTAGTAATACAAACGGGATGGAAAGTGTATTTGATGACTTTTTTATTGTTGAAGATTTGAATAGATATATAAAAAAAATAGTAAAACCAATAGTAAGTAACATATACAACGAGTTTTATATTTATATTTGGTTTATTTGTCTTTACAACGTGTTCCTTATATTTCTAACTCTAGCAAATTTGATAATATTGTCTAAATTAACCAAAAAGGTATTTAATGACTAAACTAGCTTAGTATGCACTTTGTTACCCCCGAATTAAACGTATGATAAGTTTAAAGTAATACAAAAATATGCATTCATTATCTATTATGCAAAATATATTTGAAGCTACTAAAGATTTCCCACTAGAGAATTTAGTATTAGCAACCCCAATTGTCATTTCGAATGGAATTTATTTTATAAAATACTTGCTTGATAATGAAGCCGTGTATATTCAAACTCCGAAATGTATTACAAGGCAAGGTATAATGAAGGGAGGCAAAAAAATGTACTGCGATTTGTTATTTACTAACGAAAATGATTCATTTATAAAATGGATTGAAGACCTGGAAAATTACTCGTTTTCATACATTTATAAGTGTCGAGAACGCTGGTTCGATATTGAATTAGAATTGGATGATATTGCGAATTCTTTCATATCCATTTTAAAAATTTTCAAATCGGGCAAATATTACGTTCTAAGAACTACAGTTCCTGGAAACGCTGATGATTGTTTACTAAATCTATACGATGAATCAGAAAACCATGTTGATCACAGTATGCTATCTGAATTGACAAACGTAATACCCATACTTGAATTTAAAGGAATAAAATGCACGTCTAGAAACTTTCAAGTAGAAATTGAAATAAAACAAATGATGATCATTAAACCTTCTATAATGTTTGAAAAATGTGTTATTCGGAACATCGAAACTTTAGGAAATGTTCAAAAAGTAAAAAATGATAGCTCAGAGCAAATGATAGTTAAAAACAATACTACATATGAAAATTCTGAAATTTATGAAAAAGACGAAATTGATGAAATTAATGATAATATTAAAACTGAAGAAGAGAATAATCCAAAAAAAGAATGTGCTGCCCCTGAAAAGGGTAATGGAGACCTTTTAGAAGTAGATTTGGAAATTGACAGTGATGAAATAATAACATTGACTACAAGAAATGAAGTTTATTATAAAATTTATCAAGAAGCAGTGAATAAGGCAAAAGAAGCAAAGAAAGAAGCTATAAGGTCATACTTAGAGGCGAAACAAATCAAGAATTTGTACATGCTTGATGACATTACTGATAATAATGAAGAGTTGAAAAGTGTATTAAGTATAAAATAAAATAAAAAGTTAATAATATATATAGCATATGTTTAAACAACTTAAAGCAGGATTAATGAAAGTGTTTAGTAAAAAATGGTTGGTTGTGGTTTTTTGTGTTATTTTAATTGGGGGGCTTTATTCTTATTCAAATAGAAAACATAGATTTTTAGATATGATGACGACTGGACTTGATTCAACTGTAAGCAATCACGATCCTGCTTTAAATAACCCATCTAATTTGCAGTCAGTTGTTGAGAAGCCAAAGTATGAAATGCAACCCGTGTCTAATCCAAATGATCTTTTACCAAAAGATTCAAATAACCAATGGGCATCACTAAATCCAATTACTCAAGGAAGTGTTGCGATTCCAGATTTGCTACAGTCGGGATACCATATTGGTTTAGATTCAATAGGTCAGTCATTGAAAAACGCAAATTATCAAGACCGTGCCGACCCAATCATTGAAGTAAAACCTACAGGGATTTGGAATCAAAGCACAATCGAACCAGACCTAGCACGCGTTTCTAGGTAAAATACTACTACTAAGCATATACATTTTATAAAATAATCAACAATTTAATATTAATAAATTGTTGTATTATAATATATGGACAGACAAGACATCTTGGGGTATATAATAATATTCTTTATTTTATCGCTTTGTGTTTACATATATTTTAAAAATGAAGAGTTTCAATTGACTTGCATTGTTTCAGCGGTAGATGGAAACAAGTACTGTGTTCGTGAACGGTCGCGTATGAAGGAAGCCGCAAATTTACTGGCATCAACAACTGAAAAATGTAAAAAATTAGTTGAATATGTGTTTGAGAAGTTTCCTGAACAGGATAATGTTAAAAGGTTAAACTCCAAATTTAATCCAGAAAAAATGATGGAAATACTTCCAACAAGCAATTACACAGCGTATAGTGAAAATAAAGGTGAAAAAATCGCTTTCTGCTTGAATGTAAATAAAGGTAATGATGACAATCTTATTGACGAACATACATTGACTTTTGTAGCTATCCATGAACTATCACACGTAATGTCTTTATCTATAGGTCATAAAAGTGAATTCTGGGAAAATTTCAAATTCTTGTTGGAAAATGCCAAAGAGGCAAAGATTCACGAACCAGTAGATTACTCAAAAAATCCTGTAAATTACTGTTCGTTAAAAATAACTGACTCACCATATTTTGAAATATAATTCGGTTTGTAAATATACTATAATAATAATAATATAATAATAATATAATAAATGTTAATCAAAATACCGTCTAACTATGTGTACAAAATGCACGATATTGGTTCGAACATAATATACGTTTTTGGTGGAATGTATAGTGAGATGAATGACATATTTAGCGATACCGAATTAGAGACCTTTCGAAGAAACGAAACCGTAATACATAAGTCGAACCATTACATTAATAAAACCGACACGATAAGTGCTATTAAACAGAAATTAATTCTTACATTGAATGAAACTAATTCATTACCTGTGTTTGAAAGAAACATTTACATTTTCGCATCTAAAAATAAAGTTCTAAATATTGAGAAAATATACAGAGAAAACACAAACGATGAAACATTCAAATTCACGCACAACATGTTATTAAAACTACTGTCTAATATAGTTGGAATCGATGCTAGTAAAATTAAAGTTCAAAAGTATTATTCGTTCGAAGAAATCGTGAAAATAGTAAAAATGGATGAGAATGGTGAAATCTTAGTTAATATTCCAATTGGATTAAATGATAAAATATTTGATAACGACCCATTATTTATAGTAAACCCATTTTATAATCATACTGAAATTGTAGATGAATCTAGTATTGACACAAATACGAACTCTAAATTGTTGTTAGAGTATTTACCAATAAATGACAATAAATTATATTTTTGTTTAGAAACGAATACTGAACTCAATCGTAATATCATTAAAACATATTATCCAAACTATAAAGCTATCCCGTATTCATTAAATAAATTCGCTACTCAAGACAATTTTCATAATATGTATCATTCGAAAAAAAATGAATTGCCGTACGAACTATATGGTATTGAAAGTTTGGATGTTTCGTTATTAAGTAATGTTGAAAAGAACAAAATTCTACCATTAGGTGAAATATTTAAAAATATTCATGCGACTAGCACCATACTGTTTATAAATTATAATCCTGGACACGGGAAAGAAAATATAATGCGACTACATTCAACTAATATATCGAATAACGGAAAAATTGTGCCTTTTATGATAAAAAAGGATATTGATAAAGTTCATGTGAGAATGAATAATAAACCTAAAAGCATAAGTGCTTTTGTAGTTGTAGATGATGTGGAAATATATTTAGAGATTTATAAAGAAGGTTTGATACAAATCCGGTCAGAGCATAAAAAATCACCTATGAATACATCAAAATGGAATTCTATTATACAAAGAGCAATAAATCCATTCATATCACAAATAAATTCATTCCTTGGTTCATCAGGATTTGTGATAAAGATTTTTGAATCTATTGAAAAGGAACAAATTAACGCTTTGAAGTTCGTAATGTCTATTGACGTGAACGACAATATTTCTTTAATAAAAAAAATTCCATGTATAACTCATATTTTTGATATTTATAATGATGAAGTAAGTAATACACAAAATATCGATATTAGATTCAAAGATGTTAAGAATTTCGATAGTAATGATGCGCAACTATCGTTGATACTAAACTCTGAAGACCAAGATGAACAATTAAGAACGCTAATTACGAATTATCATATGACTTCTACGGAGGCAACTGATAGAATAAATAAGTATTTAAATGAAGAAATCGAAAAAAATATTAGTAACATAACAACACAATATGGATTTTTAGTGTCAATGAAGTTAGTTGAAAATAAGTTATTTATAGATATAAATGATATAGATTCAATAGATTATTTACAGGACGTCCAAATTTATATTGATTGCATCTTACGTATAACACAGAAAAGGTTTCATGACACATTTACATTAAAATATGACTTCAATCAATGTTCTAAAAAAAATGTGACAACTAAATACCGTAACCACAGCATAGTTGAAAAAGATAATAATGACATGGATATAGATGACATTGAACGTCCAGATGATGGAGATATTGATATCAACTTCGAGAATTTTAATTTAGATGATGATGACATTGATGGTCCAGATGATGGAGATATTGATATCAACTTCGACAATTTTAATTTAGATGATGATAACAGTGAATTTGAACTCGACAAAAATAACAATGATGATGACATCGACATAAACTTTGATAAATTTCATATTGATGACAATGATGAAGAGATCGACATAAACTTTGATAATTTTCATATTGATGAAAATGGACCTGAAAGTATTGCTAAAGATGGTGCAAGTTTGAATGAATATTTTTTGAAAAAATTAAAGGTTAGTGATCCTAACTTGTTCACATATGAAGCAAAAGACGGATATACATCATACTCACGATTATGTGATTCAAATTTAGACCGTCAACCAGTATTGATTACAGACGATGATAAAAAACGAATAGATGCAGATCACCCTGGGTCATATTCTCATGCGTTGCGTTATGGTTCGGATAAAGACCCAACAAAGCATAATTGGTTTATATGTCCAAGATATTGGTGTTTAAAAACAAATTCAAGCATGACTCAAGAAGAAGTTGACAGCGGTGTTTGTGGTGGTATTATACCTAGGACGTCAAAGGTTATACCATACGGTAAGTATGTGTACGAATTTGATAGTGGAACAGATAAACATCATACAAAACCTATTTTAAAAAATGGAAAATTGACAAAAGGGACGTACATTCATAATGGTCCAGGATTTTTAAAGACAAAAAACCCTGAAGGACAATGTCTTCCTTGTTGCTTTAAATTATGGAATTCTAAAAGTCAAAAAGCAAAGACCGAACAATGTATTCAATCAAATGATATTGTTGAAGAAATTGAACCAAAACAAGAAACAAATACTGATAATAAGTATGTTTCAGGACATCAAATAACGCCAATAGATAAGAACAGGTGGGGTTTTTTACCGATATCGATTCAAAAATTCCTGAATACAAACCAAGAAGAATCACAATCAAAAAAAAACGCGGCTTATATTTTACCAAATAAAAAATGTCTTTTAAGATATGGTGTTGAGAAATCAAATAATCAATCATTTATTGCGTGTATTTCAGAAATATATTCATACCAGCATAAAGGGCGTATTCAACCTCCATCAATCACGAATATGAAGAATATCCTTATAAATGCTTTAAATTTAGACAAGTTTATACGTCTAAACAATGGGTCTCTAGTAAACATTTTTAAACCAAATTACTCAGAAATAGATAAGCTTGATTTCTTTTCAGAGAAATATAAAGATACAGAGTTTATAAAATCACTAGTTTCGAATAATTCGAGGTCTCATTTTATTGTGGACACCGTGAGTTCATATGAAAATTATGTAAACTTCATTTTAGATGAAAATCACATAATAGACCACACATATTTATGGGATTTTGTAATTGATGTAAACCCAATTTTAATGGTTAGTGGTTTAAATTTGGTAATTATTGAAGTATTGAATGATGATACTACCGATAATGTTTCGATTTTATGCCCTATAAATTCCCATAATGTATTATATGATTCATCTCGAGAAACGATGATACTTTTGAAAAATGGTATGTATTATGAACCAATATATCAATATGAAGAGAAGAATCACGTTTTACAAATCAAAAAAAGTTTTACTGAGTCGTCGGCAACTCCAGAATTATTGAAATCATTATTAGACATTAAAAAATTCCAAACACTCTACTGCATGCCAAATCCAAGTAAAGAAAACAATATATATACATTTAAAAGAAACGTCAATTCAAATGAATTGAAAAAAAAACTGAATGATATTAATTACGTTGTAAAATATCAAATTTCTAATTATCAAGCGAAATGTGTTGGGTTTTACACATTTGCGGCTGGTGATTTAGATAAAAATGGAATATTCATACCTTGTTTCCCATCAGAATTGATCAATAATCAAGAAATAAAATACATGGATGATGATTCGTTGTGGCACTCATTCGAGAAGACAATTATGCGGCTACAAAAAGTAAAGCAATTATCAAATGGAGAAATTAATTGTGCCCCTTCTATTATTGTTCAAGATGATTTATTGTTTGTCGGCATCTTGACAGAAACAAATCAATTTATCCAACTATCTGCTCCTGAAATTATGGTGAACACAAGTAAACTACCTATAATAAAAAAAGGTAATTATAATATTATTGATAAAAAAATTATGACAGAAAAAATAGAGGATTTACAGCGAGTATCTGTTATTAGGAGAATATATTTAGAACAGCAATTTTATATTGCGTTCAGAACTGTCGCTCGTGTTCATTTAAATGATTATGAGAATCGGGAATTTAAAAAGGAGTTAATAGATCTTTTTCATTCAGATTCTTTATACAAAGTTAAATTACTATCTTGTGTGAAAATTTTACTCACTTTACTTGATAAAAGAATATCATTTATAAAAATGACGGATGATTTTATTAATTCTTATCTTGATATTAATGACTGTTCAGAAAAGTTTTGCGTTGTTGATAAAGACATATTAGTAGTACCGGATTATAATCTTGTTAGTAATTACGATAACAAAGTACTTTATTTTAGTAAATTAGCGGATGAATTGATTCGAAATAGAAGAACCCAAGTTTTTTTATTGGACACAACGCATTTTATTACAGTCCCCAATACACAATATAATGTCTATAAGAATGAGTTATTAATAGTTCGTTCCCTTTTAACGGATGATTATTTTAAAAACATCAAACAATTCGGTAATAATTCATATGTGAAAAATATAACATACGACAATTCTGAACCAAACTTTCATAATGATATAAATCCATACACAAATCGTATTAATATTGATGGACAATTTGAAATCAATATACCGGATAAAACAAATACGATAGATGATATGGCAGTTGATGAAAGTGATACAATGGAAGATATGATTTATGGTGAAACTGATGTGATTGATAGTGAAACTGATGTGATTGATAGTGAAACTGATGTGATTGATAGCGAAACTGATAATGACATTGATGAAACTGATATACTGGTTGATGAATGTGTGTCTGATTTAACAAAAATTACAGGGAATGCTGTGTCAAAATGGAGATTTGGTAATCAACATCTAGTTGCGAAAGAGATTCATTTTAAGACGGATATAGAATGTGGATACAGCTTAATTTCACATATAATGAGTAAAGAAGGGAAAACTCTTCCATCAGACGCTGTAAAATATATAAAACAGGTCTTATCTAAGGGATATAAAAAATATTATGGCGTTCATGGCAAAAACATATTAATTATACTAAAACTTCAAGGTAAGGTAGAACTTGTAAATCGTATAATTAAGAACAAGCTTGATTTCTTCGACGTAATAACGTCAGAAAGTTATTATTTAACTGATTTAGACATCTGGGTCATATGTGAAGAATTAGAATTGCCAGTGATTTTATTTACTTCAGTCACAATGAAAACGATGAAGAGTTTGAAGTTACGTTGGTTATTCTTGTCGCCTATTCCAGATGATTTTCACCAGAAGCTACATTTTATAAGAACGCCATCAAATAATGATTCCAATTTACCTATTCCGTACACATTAATAACACCTCCAATGAAGTATGGTGATATGAGAGGAGATATGAAAACTGTTTTTAAATCGTCATTGCCAACTGACACAAACAGAATGAGCATTCTCGATAGTTTGAAGATAATATACATAAAAAAATGAACAAATTGACGTCGATATTTAAACAATATCAACACAATTAATCAACACAATTAATCAACACAATTAATCAACACAATTAATAAACACAATTAATCAACACAATTAATCAACACAATTAATCAACACAATTAATCAACACAATTAATCAACACAATTAATCGACACAATTAATCAAGAATATTTGAATATCAATAATTGAAATATTTTAAATAAATGTCAAAGTCGTATTTAGATAATGCTCATATTTTTTACCCACAAAATGAAAATCCAAACTACTCAGAGCAAAAAGCAATATGTGTTGGATGGGAGTGGTTTATAGAAATATGTAACAACGACTTTTCAAATTCAAATCAAAAAGTTAGGGCATTGTTGAGTACAACATCTCGAGGGGCACATCGTATTGCTCATATGATAAGAAGTGTAATTTCAATGAGACAAAATAATCCTAATATCTTTGAAGAAATTTGCTGTGTTTTGGATAATTAAATTTGGTTGTTTTGACTTCTTTTTTTATTAGATTTATTACTTCGTCTAAATCTTGGTTTATTTCGTCTTGTCCCTCCGCTTGTCCTTTCTCTCCATATCATATGTGATTCTGGTCTCCAACCATTACCATTTGGTGGTATATGATCAAATCTAACGGATCTGTTAGGTGTTCCTACATTCCGCTCTCTACGTCGTGTTTGAGAACGTGTGACAGGGTGGTGTGTACTAGCTGGTATTACATCGTATGGAACTCTAGTATTTCTCATAGGATTATTTTGTTCTAATGTCAATCCTTCCGAATTATGAATTCTTTCAATAGGAAAATTTTCTCTTCTTAATCTCATTGTATGAGAACGTTTCTTCAGCTCTCTTCGTTGTGCTGAATCGTTTTCAGAAGAAAAATCGTCATTTTCTTTGTACTCATTTTCAATTGGGGTCGCATATTCGGAAATTTCATCCATAAGAAACGTAGCTTTTCTTTTTTTGGTTCCATCATTATTTATGAAGTATGCTATTAGTGCTAAAATATGGAGATGATTACTAAACAAATAATGTATAACTGACTTTATTGTTTTATCATCTCTTCCATTATTATCGTACTTATATTCAAAGAACGATGTTGTTAAAATATATAAACATCTCTGTATGTCAAGCTGGTCTTTTCTTGGTTGGTCAAACGAATTATATATCTGAAGCTGCATATCATCGAATTCACCTTTTGTTAATAGTTTGAATAGTTGTTCGCGACGTTTATAATCTTGTACATCGTAATCTGACTCCTTAGGTAGTGATTTGACGTTATTTTGACTTTTCATTTGATTTGAAATTCCTCTAAAATTCGTTGAAATTAGATAGTGATTGTTATTAACGGTTAACAAATTTACAATCACGCCTACAATTATTGGAACAACAAAAAACGCTCCACCTTTTAATGTGTCATCATTATTTTCCCTAAATTTTTCCATAAAAGTGGAAACATTTTTATCAATGACTGAAAATAGGGATTTGTTAGGTATAAGACAAGCACTCATTAAATATGAAATATTATTACATAATTTTTTTACATATTTAACTTGTCTATTCGTTCAATTATTTATTCAGCTATGAAAGGCAATGGATAATGAAAAATGTTATACTAATTTATGTAGTGAAAATAAGAACATCGTTGTGAGGATTTACTCATTATCATGTCCGATTTAACTAATCGCGTGCGTCAATCGAGAGATTAGAGATTAATATTTGAAAAAAAACTCATTTTACTGAGAAAAAATGTTTATGGTTATATTTCTATTTTTTTTAGTTTTATTGGACATATTCAGATTAATTGTACAATTATTTTCATTGGTTCTTATTTTGCGTGTAATTTTATTTATTTTAACATTTTTACCTACAATATTTCGAGCTACACTACCTCCATTAGTTTGTAAAATACCCGGACTTACTCCTCCTCCTCCTCCTCCTCTCCCTACCTGGCGCAATTCAATATACCCAGACATAACATTAGAATCGTTATTCTTACCGTCAATGTATCCTCCGTTTGTCATTAGATTTTTCTCTTCGTTTTTCCCGAACTTCTTTATAAATAAATACCTGCACACAGAAACTCTGTCTTTGGCTACAAAGCACCGTTTTACATTACCTTGTGATGTAAATATGTACTTATCAATTTCACTACCGCAAAAATAATTAGAACCAATATATCCTCCAAACTTCGCAATAACATTAATCTCTTGAAATATATCTCCGACACCTTTAAACAATAAATTTTTAAATACCGCTGTAAAAATAGAATTTGGGTGGGATGAAATTTGATTATTCATATCAGTAACAATATTTACTTCTTCTACACCATTTTGAAATAATTTTTCGAAAATGTCTTTCTCGGCGTAAAGATATCTATTACCTGATAATGAGTTCCTTGAATCATCCATATACTTTATAACTGAATTGAGCGTTTTTTTTAAGACGACGTGAGCAACAAGAGTTTTTGAATTCATCTCTAATTCTTCTAAATTCACAATTCTGCATTTACTAAACAATATATCAATTTTAATATTTACGTGATTTTCATCAATTACTTTAAGAGACCCATTATAGAATGATTTTATGTCATTAGTACTGCTGATGGTAAAGTTCATATCACCTCTTTCAATATTATTTTCGGTGCTTGTCCCCCAAGAACACTGTGGCATTCCGTCTAAAATTGATGTATATGGACAAAATGCATAAGTATCTCTAAAATAATTACCAATATTTGCGGCATTATTGACTACATACTTATATTTAGTGTTTAGTTTTAAATTATTCTCATTGACAGAATTATTCTCATCAACATATAAATTCTCTGGGTCTTTGAAGTATTTAAATAATCTTTCGTCAATATCTTGACTTCTAACAATTCCTGGTTCCCAATAGTTTCCATTTTTAATTCCATCTCTTCCAGCTATTGTTCGTAGGCATTCTGTTTCGAAATCGCGAACAGCCCTGGTATTTGAATTAATTTTGTTTTTATAATTAATTATGCCTCCATTTTCATCACAACAACCTGTTAAATATAGCGTGGATTTAGCGACAAACGATATAAACTTATTAACAGTCGCTTTATTATCAGGTGTAAGCTTACCACTTGATAACGCTAATAAATGCTTTTCTTCTTCTCTCTTGTCCTTTCTTATTTTTTCGTTATATCTCTTTCTAATCAAAATCTCTTTTTGAAGTAGTTGTGTTAGTTGATTATTTATTGACATACCTAATTCAGGCGTAAAAGACCGAGTATTTAAAAGCTTACCACTTATAAAATCAAGAACCATAGGAATTCTTTTTAATGTGTTTTTATCCAAATCCAATTTCTTGAACATATCTGAATACAAGTCAATAATCATAGCTTTTTGGGTTTTCATTATGTCACTAAGACGACTCTTTTGTGTTTCATCAATATCGTACACCCTTTTTTTTATATAAATTGAATGTATGTCTGTTAAAGATACTTTTGTTTTTGATGTACTAGAAATACCCTTACTCGCTTTTACATACTCATATACAGAATTTCTTATTTCTTGAACTCTATAGTCAAAAACATTATTATTACTTTCATCACTGAATACAGCTTCTTGGAAATCTAATATAAGACGAGCTTTTTTTATATCGTTTCCTAAACTTGTATAGGTATTATCATCAATCGCGCCACCAGATACCTTTTTACCTTGTAAATTTATAAAAACTCCCATTTGAAAAAAACTATTCATTATTTCCCAAGTACTTATTAAAACCTCTTCTGTAGTACTATCATTCAATATTGAAGTATTTGACAAGTTCCCAAACTTTAAATTATCATCAATAAACGCGTACCGAATCCTAATATTTTCAAAATCCATAGCCGCATCAAACACCAAAATACCTTTATTATTTTCATCAATGTACGTTAAAAAACAATTCAGAATATGATCATGTAAAAGATTAGATGTAATAAATAAATTGTTGTAGTCGCGTTTATTTATATCAATAAATACTTTATAACATGTTGTGTACAATGACTCAAAAACAACTTGTTTATCGTAAATCTCTTTATTATTCAGATGATTAATAAATATGTTCATTGTTGCTCTACATTTTATATCTTCGATGTAATCGCCTATTATACTCATATCAAATTCGTTATCTCTAGCATAAGAAATCACATCATATATATTCATATTAGGCACTACAACAACAGGAGGGAACGTAGACACTGGTTTTCTAGAAAATTTTAAATCTTTACCAATACTTTTGTTGAAATAATTATTAATTAAAGGTTTATCAATTAAAGGTTCATTAAAAGTATGATTGTTATATTGAATACTTGTTGACCCTCCTCTTCTACGTTTTGGAGATATTCTATCAACCACAGATTCAGAATAACGTTCATTACCCCTTTTTAGTCCTTTATTTCTATTCTCATTATTCTCATTATTCTCATTATTTTCGGAATTTTCAGCTTCATTCGAATTGCTTAATAAAAAGGGTTTGATTTGATCAATTTGTTGTTGTACAGCAACCCACCGATCTGTTGGCTGACCAAAATCGTGTATTGGGTCGTGTCCTATCATATTCAACATCAAAAATGTAAACCCATTATCATCAAATGATAATCGACGCGTAATCATTATATATAACTCTCCATATTAATTTGTCTTAGTCGTTTTTAAACGCTTTCCACATTTTTTTTCATTGTTCGACACTTTTTTACGGTTTCCACATTTTAACGTCTTGAATTTTGATTTTCTACATCCTCCACTAATGAATGGTTTGAACAAATAAATAAGGAGAGAAGAAGAATTTGGCTAGATTAGACATATCGTCGTCGAAATGTTCTAAACATAATTGTCGTGTACTACGTAGTAAATCGGCGTTTTAAATGTGCAAAGGTGTAAATATTGATTCTATATTAAGTTCGTATTCATCAACGAAATTTTTATCAGAGTTTCGCATTGATTATACAATATGTTATATTAACTATTTAGTGAAAAATTATGAATAATTACAAATTTATTTAATTATTTATAAACGAACACAGAGTGTTTTCTATTTTTCTGAACCTTGAGACAATTAAAACCCCATATCGTAATTGTCATCACAAATATGATTGCTAGTTTCTTGTATTTTAGATATATTGTTCACAATTTCTATATTTCTCATTGAGCAAGGTTCTTCATCGTTTTGATTAATATTTAATTTACTAAATAAGTCGACGCTTTGATTGTCAATAACAACATTGTCAATATTTGTGAATGCGTTAATATCTAATACCAATTGAAAAGCACTTGTACCATAACAACCATATTGTCCGGTCAATACGTTGGCTGAAACCCCTCTCATGTGGTCAATATCTGCGTGTCTTGCTGCTTTCAACAAAACTTCAGTATGAACTTCAAAAGTAGCTTTTGCCAAAGGTCCAATATTGTCGTTCAATAGACCTGACCTAAATATTGACACAAGGTCTTTGTTACACGTCATCCTATCACATAATAAACTTGAATGATGATGATTAATGTAAACACCGCTAAATTCCATCACTTCATTCAGTTCATTATAAATAGATTGCCTTGCGGCTTCAATTCCCAAAACATCGAATATTTCTCTAATATCGTTGCTATGGGTTCGCTTAAAATCAATAAAATCGAGAGACAGTGTGTCTAATAAATTACTTCCGGTTGTGTCTAATACATATAATTCTTTTTTGACATATTTTCCATCTTCTTTAATAACGTTGTTTTGAAGCTTTCTTACGAGACAATTCTTGATTGAACTTACACCACGTAAAACAATGTTGTTGAGTAATTGGTCTTGAAAATTTTTTAGTAGATAAATGTGATCAGATTGGTCGAGTGAGTCCTGGGCATTGCTCTTTTTTCCTTTGTGTATAATTGCGGATTTCATTCTGATTCTGAATATGAGTTTAGATTTAGTATTATAATCTGAAAATACGCATTGAGCATCATTCTTGAAATGACTATTTGAAATTGCGAAGTGAATATCATCCATAGTAATGCCTTTGTCTAATAAAATTTCAGGATCAATTTCAATTCGAATCACCCATTTAGATTTAGCTGATTCTTCACTATTCATAGAGCCATTACACTCGTTAACCATATTTTCAAATTCGTAGAACTCTTCTAAGAGCTGTCGATCTTCAAGAATAGTAGTTGATTTTTCACTCGGGTCAAAACAAATCTGTATTGACTTAACGACATCAACCAATTTGGTAAGTTCCATGCGTTTCGTGTACATATCTGCTCTACCCTGTAGCACTTCATCTTCTGGTTTCAAATATATAGTCATTGACGGGTTTTTAGGATTTTTAGTCAATCTCAAAATTTCTTCAATTCTTGGAACACCACGCGTCACATTTGATTTACTGGATGTGCCTGAGTTATGAAATGTATCTCTCAAACATAACCCATTGTAGATATCGAAATTCCTTGTGGTTTCAACAGTCAAGTCGTACGCATAAGGTGTTGTGTTCGAAACCTCTTCAATGCTAACAATCTCGTCAAATTCTAAATCATTCATGCGTCCGCATCGTTCTTCCATCGACAATTCACCATTCACAACGTTGGGGAAGAACTTATCATCAAATGTGCGGTTGTCAATTTTGAATTCACGGTTCAATAGCAAGAGCATTTTTTCTTGTTTATCTTTCACTGTGAGATTTAGAATCTTTGCCAGTTTTTGTGATTGTTTGTTTCTAATATCTAAATTATATGTAACACGAATATTCTCTGGGAGTGTTCCCCGATTATTACTAGTGACTAAACGGTTCTTCGTAATATGTCCTGTTATACCAATATTTTTCATCATTACCATCGTGTCAACCAGAAGGTTACGAGATGTCGATGTTATTGATATGCTCTCTGTAACTGTCCCATAACGACGCTTATGTTGATGAACACAACCATCACCTGAAATGTAAGCGTCCAAAAACCCTAGAATACACTGTCTATTTGAAAACACAATATGTGATGACAACTTTTTGTTGTGACTATGTCTTCCGCTCATCTTAACTACAAGCTGTGTAAGTAATGTATTGTAAATACGAATATCTGTGCTTGTCCAACCATCGTTACCCTTATTGTTATGGACGTATATTTTTGTTGTAATATTGAATTTTTTACATAATCGCTGGATTGGCACGAAATAGTTCTGATCATTGTTACTGATTGAAATTTGGTGTCGTGTGACGCAACCTTCGGCAGCATAGGCACCAATGAGGTATCCAAAATCGTAATCTAACTCAATACGTTCGGGTATTTCATAATTACAAATATTATTGGTTTTAGTGTACACCATTCCACTCACATATTGTACTTGTCCTTTACCATCTAATACTCGTTTAGCACTATCACATCTACTATACGGAAGTGTGAATGTGGTGCTTTGATTATTTTTCCACCAGTTCCGTGTATTCATAACTTTCTTTGCCTTTTCTATTTCGCTTGTGTACATGTACTCATTCGGTGGTAATACCTTACGTAAGTCCAGTGTGAATACCTCATTATAATCAAGTGATTTTCGTGATGCTGGTAAATAATCTCCAACTTTCAGTTGATCACCATTTACATCTTGGATTTTACCATCTACAAGCTGTAAGAATGATTTAGCTTTGGTGGCAATTACTTCACGATTACCTTTTGTTTTTATTCGCAACATAGAATTTGTACCATCCTTATTTACTACCGGGTGTCTTGTGACCGCCTCAACTCTTTTCCATACAGTATCACCTAACTCATTCGCACACGGCACTTCATAATAGTCAAGCATTTCAGCATATGTTGTGTCTTGTGTTTCGTTGAAATCAATTTTAGGACTTTTTTTAATTCCATTTTCAATAAAGTCCCCTATTTGATGTTTTGTTATAACTCCAATCTTATCACGAACAACAATTTCAGTTTCATATGTCACAGAGTTAAGTGTTAGCTGTGTTGTTGGGGCACCAACGCTCTGTCCAGCAACAACCCCAACCATTTCACCAGGATGAACAATGGCTTCTTTGAATTTAAGCAAGATTGTTTCTAATAGCATAACTAATCCATCACGATGAAACCGTTTTGAAACAAGAAGTTCTCTAGGAGATAGATAATAGAAGTACATTATTTTGAACAATTCAGTTGTTTTTATACAATGGACCTCATTGAGTTTATTGTAATATTCTTCAATTAATTTAAATGCTTCGAGAGGGGTTATATCAACAGCAGAATCTTTTGTGAGGTTGAGTTGTCCATTAATATTACCAATTATGTATTGAAAAGCTACAGGAAGACGAACGCCATTCTCGTTTTTAAATTTGAAAAGGTTTGAAACCAAGTTATCGCGATTGTCAATCATTGTGTTTATGTAAGTTTTGCACAAATTCTTCGTTTCTTCCTTTTGTATTTTCATTCTTTTCAATGCCGCCTTGGTATAGATATGATGTATTTTTTTCTGGTCATTGATTCCATCAATATCATAATGACGATAAATGTCTTCAATGCTCATAGAACACAATGGAATAGATTGATTCTCAACTTTCATCGAATCAAATCCATCTTCACCATATTCAAATTGAATTATTTTTCCCTTGTTATTTCGTACAGTCATATCGTATTCAACTTTTAAGTCCTCTAAACCTTTAATGAGACGACGTTGAATGTAACCAGTTTGTGATGTCTTGACAGCTGTGTCAATAAGACCTATACGACCTCCCATAGCGTGAAAGAATAATTCTGGTGCTGTGAGTCCAGATATATAAGAATTTTCAATAAATCCACGAGCTGTTGGAGAGTCGTCGAATTTACAATAGTGTGGCAGTGTTCTACTATCGAACCCATATGGAATTCGCTTAGCATCAACATTTTGTTGCCCTAGACAAGAAATCATTTGAGATATGTTTAAAGCGGTTCCTTTAGAACCAGAAGCTACTATCATTACAAACCGATTGTTCGAGTTTAAACTTTTTCGTCCTTTATTTCCAGAAATTTCAGTTGCTTTATTCAATATGTTGTTAACTTGTGTTTCAAATTCTTTCATATTGCTTTGTGCAGTGTTATTTTCAAATATACCTAAATGTACTTTGTCGATCACTTTCTGAACATCTTGTTTTTGTTGTTCTATCACTTCGACAATATCAGTTTGTGTTTTTTTATTCGCTATTAAATCACTTATACCTACACTAAACGCGCTAGTTTTCATGTATTCCGTAATAATATTTTGAAGATCATCATTAAAGTTTGCACATGCCATATTTCCATAATCATTGCAGATACGATGAATGATACTTTTTGAGGACGAACCAAGCACTGATTTATCAAATTGACCACGAATCAACTTCCCATTCTTAATTTCTAGAACATTGTTCGATGTTTCAAAGTTATCTACATCATCATCAAATAAGCTCGTTTTATATTTCAATGACATTTTAGGCAATATCTGAGATAAAACTTGAAAGCTAGTTAGCTCGTTTAGAGGATCTTTCAGCCCTTCGACATCAACACGAGAAAATGACATCAGTAAATTCATTGCTGTGCGTGTTGTCATTTTAGTGTTATTTCTTGTGAAACGATATGAACCTAGCAACGAATCTTGGAAAATTCCGATAATCGGAGTATTATTTTCTGCACTAATTATTTGATATGGAACAGCTGCTAAATGACGTAACTCGGTTTCTGCTACTACATTTTGCGGAAAATGTAAATTCATTTCATCACCATCAAAATCAGCATTATATGGCTTTGTGTCTCCAACATTCATACGGAATGTGTCTCCAACTTTCATAATTTTTGCGACATGACCCATCATACTTGGACGATGTAATGATGGTTGTCGATTAAACAGACACATATCACCATCTAACATGTGTCTATGCACAATATCACCATTATTCAATTCTATTGACCCTCTATCTACATATCGAAGTGACACATTTTCACCATTTTTTCTTTCCAAAATTTTAGCTCCAGGATATTCCTCTGGACCATTTTGAACCATTTTTAACAAAAACATACGATTGCGTTCATTGACAACAACTGGTTTCGTTATGTTTTTGGCTATCTTTAATGGCACACCCAATTGTTGAATTGACAAATTAGGATCTCCAGTAATAACAGAACGAGCACTATAATCAACACGTTTTCCCATCAAATTTCCACGAATTCTACCATTTTTACCGTTTATTCTGCCACTTATACACTGAAGTGGGCGTCCAGATCGTTGCGCCATTGGTGCAACACCTTTAATTTTATTATTCGATATCATTGCAATTGAATGTTGTAATGTCTCCAATGACATTTCGATTACATTAGGATTTGTGTCTGGTAGTGCTAATTTTTCTTTAAGATAATTATTTGTTTTAATAATATTGCTGTATATGTGGGTCAGGTCATCCTCACTACGTTGCTGTGCATCTAACTTTACCGATGGACGCACACCAACTGGAGCGACAGGTAAAACTTGACAAATCATCCATTCTGGTTTAGACCATGTTGGACTAAACCCCATAAAATGGATATCGTCATCACTGATGCGTTTGAATATTTTCAAAATTGATTCTGGAGTTAGCTTCAAATCTACTGATTGGTCGTTGTCAGTCATAGCACTCCAACTTGCTATTATTGTAGACATTCCTTCTAACTTTATCTTTTCAGGTTGCTTACAACCGCATCCATCATCAGTTAGTTCACCACACCTTTTAATTTTTGATGCGAGAGCGCATACGTAATTCCACCGACTATCATTATCTCTAGACAATATGTGCTTATGTTGATTTTTATTGATAAGTAGCTTGCTACATTTGAAACAAACTGAACGACAGATTTTCATAATTTCTTTTATGTGATGAACAAAGAAGACAGGACGCGCAAGCTCAATATGTCCAAAGTATCCTGGAGTATCAATATACGTCAATCCATCGGTTGGGCATATAGAACCAGGTTCCAATACACCCATTCGTGGGTCAAATAACCCACCAATTACAGGTTTGTTATTTATGTACGTGTCACGTGATGTCACTTCCACTACTGAATTACGTCTTATCTCTTCAGGTGACAAAATACTAAATTGAACACCAATAATCTTCGATGCGTTCTTGTATTCAGCCATTGTATTATATTATATTGTAATATGCTTATACTATAATAATATAATATATGTTTCTAAATCAATTTTTTTAAATTATAATTAAATTGTGGTAATACTTAAAATATATTTATTGTCTAAGAACAGAAATAATTGAATTAGCAAAAAAATTGATTTAAACATTCAATCAATTGATAAGTAATATAGTATTTATATAAAGTCAATATAGTCACATTTTAATACGATGCCTAAGACAATCATCAAGAGTAGGTTTCAGAGAATTAATCGCATTTCAAAAATTAATAAAAAGGATGAAAGTTCTGAATGGTTTGGTGATAGTTCAGATGATAAGGATGACGAAAGTTCAAAGGATGATGATGAAGAAAGAATACTTGATGATGAGGATGTCAAAAGTTCAGAGAGTGATAATGACGAAAGTTCAGATGATGAGGATGAGGATGAGAATGAGGATGAGGATGATGATGAGGATGATGATGATGATGATGATGATGAGGATGATGATGAGGAGGAAAATTCAATTGATGAAGGTTCAGATGATGAAAGTACAATCAAGGACACTAAACTTGTGTTGAATACAATTAAAAAAGGGTTAAATGACTTAGTATTATTAACAAGACAAAGTGGTAACAAAGTAAAAAGAGTAACGAAGAAACAACCTGACATTATTATTCCAAACACTAAATGTTCTAAAGTCGATGACAATTCTTCAACTAAAACACGAAGAAAAAATGAAAAACAATGTCCTGATTCAACAAACAGATGCATTGATGATGGTTTTCAGAAAAAGCGAAAAACTGATAAAAAACCAAACTATGATAGATATGAGAATGTATTTGATAGAACTCAAAATTCAAGTGCTTTTAACAAGATTTTCAGCGATTACTTAAATGAATGCTTAGATTACGACTCTGATGACGATTATAATGACGATGATGATAAAATAATTAAATTATTGAATGATGATATTGAATGTAACAGTGATGATGAAAAGATTTTTATGAAGGAATCTTACAATGGTGATAAATCAACACTACTAAAAAATAAATCCAAAATTGAAAATGTTAATGTTAATAACGTTAATAATGAATATGAAACGCTTACTGAATTAAGAGAGACATTAGAAAAGGGTTTATCATTAAATCCAAAAAGTAAAGCATTGGGAAAGGCATTGAAAGAGTGTAAAAAAGATATAAATGAACTAGTGAAGAAATCGCGAAATAAAAATACAAGTGAATATTATGAGCTTTTACAGGGCTGTGATGAAGACAAATGTGAAATTACATATTTCAGAAATAGATTATCAAACAATGAACAAAAGACGATTACGAAAGAATTGAAAGAAATCAACAAACACTTGAATATGGATAAACCATATAAATTAGCATTGTTGCAGTCGGACATACCTTCAAAATACAAGGCAATGGTTCTCCATAAATTGAACTCTATAAAAAAAATGGAGACAGGGGGACCTGAATACTATAAGATGAAGAATTGGATTGATACTTTCATGAGGATTCCATTTAATATCTATAAGAGTTTATCTGTTAAGTTTGATGATGGTGAGGATGCTTGTAATGATTACATGGTAAATTCTAAAAATGTTCTAGATTCTTGTGTTTACGGGCATAATGAAGCCAAAATTCAGATATTACAAATGGTAGGGCAGTGGATTACAAATCCATCCGCAATGGGCACATCCATTGCTATTCATGGACCTCCTGGAAGTGGTAAATGTCACGGGTTAAACACTCCTATATTAATGTATGACGGAACAATAAAAATGGTTCAAGATATCGTCATTGGTGATATTGTTATGGGAGATGACTCAACCCCAAGGAACGTAATGTCATTAGGTGGTGGAACTGACATGTTATTTGACATAAATACATCTGGAGGGAAATACACAGTTAACTCAGAACATATTTTATGTCTTAAACGGGATGTATGTCTTTCAAACATTGAGACATATCGTGACAACAACGAAATTATGTATCAGACAACAAATTTCAATTTCAATACATTTAAATATGACCGTTCGAATTTTAAATCAATTGTAGATGCTGAGCAACATATAAAATCTCAAACTGTTTCTGATAACGTTGTTGAAATATGTGTCAATGATTATTTAAAACTTCCAAATCAAATACGGAAATGTTTATATGGGTATAAAGTTGGAATTGACATCAATAATAACGTAAAATTGTATAGTCCATATTCACTTGGATTGTGGTTAGGTTCTTACATAACAAATACAAATAATATTCCATACAGTTTTAAACAATATCTTAAAACGTGTATGGAGTTGTCTGTAATAGACAAGTATTGTGAAAAATATATAAAAGAACACTACAACTTAGGACTAAATGACGCTTTGTTCAATTATAAAATAAATGGGTATAAAAAGTTTATCCCTATAAATTACAAATTAAGCAGTAGAAATGATAGATTGGAAATTCTTGCTGGAATTATAGATGCTACGGGGTATCTTGAAAAAAACAGAACGTTCAAAATTGTACAATATGAATCAGATATGTTAACAGACGACATTATATTCATAGCGCGTTCTTTAGGATTTCCAACATCTCTTACAAAGCATTATAATAGTTTTAAAAAAACGTTCTATGAAATTGAGATAAGAGGAAATATTGGTTTAATACCTATTACTGATATAAGGAATTTAGTTTACACGGGTGTAGAATACCCAACAAATAGTGTAAGTAAGGACGCTTACACATTAGGGGTATTGCTCGGTGATAGAACTATTGGAGACAATGAATCAATGTTTCATCATGGTTGTTCAAGACAAGAAAAGTGCCGCGAGAAATTCTATACTCGATATAATAATCAGAAAAATAAATTTAGTGAAACCAATCTTATACAAGAAAAACATATACCGTTACAGTACGCATTGAATGATAGAAACATAAGAATGGAACTTCTAGCAGGTATTATTGATTCTTGTGGTTACATTCATAGGAGAGGTTGCTATAGAATGACTTGCTTCGATTCTTTGCTATCAGAAGATATTATTTCATTGTCTCATTCATTGGGGTTCGACTATGTACATAACTCATATGATAGGAACTGGAAAGTAGAAAAAATTGAATTTTCCGGTAAGTATTATACAATCGATATTGACGGATTAATAGATATGATTCCAGTAAGGTCATATAGAAATAGAATTGTAGATAACTGTAATTATCATAATTCACAAAGTCAATCAATCACAATAACACCAAAGTATATCGGTAGGTATTATGGATTTGAACTAGATGGAAATAATCGTTATATTTTAGGCGATTTTAGTGTCACACACAACACGTCAATTGTAAAAGATGGAATTAGCAAGATACTAGGACGGGAATTTGCTTTCATAGCATTAGGTGGTTCTGGAGATTCAAGTTTTCTCGAAGGTCATTCATACACATATGAAGGTAGCACTTGGGGTAAGATAGTACAAATCATTATTGATAGTAAATGTATGAACCCGGTTATATATTTTGATGAACTTGATAAAATAAGTGACTCATCGAGAGGTCAAGAGATTGCTAGTATATTAACGCATCTAACAGACACCACACAAAATGATCAATTCCAAGATAAGTTCTTCTCTGAAATAAGTTTCGACTTAAGTAAGTGTCTATTCATCTTCAGTTATAATGATGAGAGCAAGGTAAATCCCATATTGTTGGATAGGATGTATCGAATACAAACGAAAGGATACAGTTCTAAGGAAAAAATGGTTATAGCAAAAAAATATATGCTACCTAAAATTAGAGAACAAGTAAACTTTAAAGAAGAAGATGTCATAATTCAAGACGATGCTTTGGAGTATCTTATATCAAATGTCAAATTTTCACAAAATGAACAAGGAGTTAGAAACCTAAAAAGGTCGTTAGAAATTATTCATACGAAATTAAATTTATTCAGATTAGTAAAGGAAGAGTCGTCTAGTATGTTTGGAGACGAGATGGAACTTAAAGTAAAGTTTCCATATACTGTTACAAAGAATTCTATTGATAAATTAATCAAGAATATTGCTCCGGAAAACACTTGCTTACTCAATATGTATATTTGATATCTTTAATATATATTCTCTAGAACGGCTTAAGCCGAGTGCATCAAGAGGAGAATCCGTAAAATTTCCTCTCATCCATTTATGCAGTGGAAAATAACGAAGTTATTTTCGTGGCATTAAATCGGGAGGTGAGAGATTAAGATTGTTCATAATTTATGCACACCAATACAAAGGGATAATTTTTTATTTGTACATAAAATTGACTTAAAGATTTTACATATATACTTAATAATTCAATGCAAATTAACAACAATCAAGAGTTTGAAGAACAAAACATTGGTTGTTCGATTAGACCCGGCATAATCCCCAGAGGCGAAATAATTGAATGTGATTATAAAAGCAATGATGAATGTAATAATGATGAACAAGAATGCAATGATGATTCTTTAAACGAATATGAGGAAACGTTCCTAGATATGAATAGTGAAATATTAGATGATAATGTCAGCGGTCATAATTATGAATGCGAACATAATTATGTAATTGATTTAATTGATGTAGACCCTGAAAGGTCCCAGATTATTGAATACTGTGATAAATGTTTTCATGTGATTGATTAGATTTTGTCACAATTTCCACCTCTTGTGGATAATAGTTCTATATGATTGTCATCCAAACAAACATTCCCCTGTGAATTAGTGTACCCATATGATTTGCACGTTGAATTACCTTTAAAACCATGAATTCCTCCGATGGAAGATGATGAACCTGGTTGCGTCATTAAACCATTAAATCCTTTGACATATGTGAATTCCTCATTTCCAGCATTCTCATTGACATTACTGAATCCCTCGACTGAGTAAGGGTACATACCATTATATAAAAGTTCAGTTGCAGGTCTATATGTTGAACAAGAAACCGTGCTTGAAAAAATTACAACTATTATAAGTAATATTATAAAAAAATTTAACGAAAACATAATTTATTATATAATATAATAAGATATTTATGATTTCAATATCAGCAGGTTGATTAATTTTACTAAACATTTATATGTGCAAGATTTTATGTATTCATTTATGTCTATAATATGTTTAGACGATATTTCAAGCATTTTTTCATATGAATTTATTTGATTAGTTTCAAAATTCTCTCTATGTAAGCTTTCTCGAATCGATTGTCTACATCCATTCTTTTCACCAAAAAAGTATGAAATTGGAGAACATACTCGTTGTCTCTTATATATATCACTTATTACAAATAGTTTTATAACAGCAATACTGAGTACCATTGTAGGTAGGACAATTGAAATGCATATCAATGACGTTAGGTTACAAGAAACATAAGACAGAATACGTGTTTTTTCTATTATTTCCATACTTATTATAAAATGAGATATAGAATTTCTAAATTGTCTTTACAGTAGATATTTTATTTCCCTTCACAAACAATTTAAAAAACATCCGCTTTAAATAAAATGAAATATTAGTTAAAATATGATTGTCTTCGTCTATTATAGAAAATGACTCCTTAGTTTTTCTATTTGACACTTCATCCATCGAAATATTCTTTACATATGTCTTAAAACTATTTAAACTTGTCGGATTTTCGAATATAAAATTCAAAAACATTCTAAAATTAGGTTTAAATTCAGCATCATATGACGCTAAATATATTATGTACACATTCAATATGAAAAATAATAATACAACTACGACTACTTCGAATATCATCGAAGGCGCCGATGGTAAAATGATAAATTTATCTGTCATAAAATTATATTATAACATATAGCATTATTTAATATGCTATATGTTAATCTCGTAAATATAAGAAATACTTAGTGTTTCGTTATATATATTACAATGTCTCTACTATCTGAAAGAGAACGTATTGACCTAAAACGACTCATTAATGAAAATGAGTGTGAAGATAATACTGAGCAAATTAGAAGAGTAAAACATAGTGGTAAAATACGAGCTGATATTCATCAATTCGGTTACTTAAAAAATCTATTTTTTGGTTCTTTACCCAGCGATTTAAAAAAGATTTCTATCGAAGAGTCGAAACTAAAACAAGACGATTTCGAAAAAATGGTAGAAGCGAACTGCAATTTTCTTTATACAACTTATCCTGACATTTTTAGGAGGATGCTTAAAAACGAACTTGACCTCAATATTATGATACGTTTGATAGAGGTATTGAAATTGATAGAAGACAATAAAACCGACCAACATGAAGCATCTGTACTATTTGGTAAGATTCTGAAGGAAATGTATATCGATTCAGCTATTAAACATGGAGATAATTTAGATTTAGAACATAGGGTTGAATCTCGTCCTCTAGAGTCAGGAAAGGACGTTTCATGGCGTGAATATAAAAAAATAATTGGTAAAGCAATTTGAATTCGAGTCCTACTTTAAATGCATTCCAAAGACCATACACCATTTTTCGATAGTTTAAATATGCGTTCGAATGTATATTTTAATAATTCGTCTCTACATGATAATTCAATTGATGAGTACTTTTTTATAAAATTTGAATCAAGGAATGGATACTCCATATTTTCATATTTATTACTATCTCTGGTTAATTGTTTGTGTATCAATGATATAGAATTGAAAAATGAACTATCAATTTCCATCAAACAATCATTATTAATTCCACATTTATATGATGTATTCATATTTAAACTCATGTATGAAAAGAATGTAAAATCTTTTTTATGCATTATTGTCTTTATAAACCTCGTGAGACAATCATTTTTTATCAACCTGTACGTATGGACATTATCTTGAAAAAGCTCACTTTCCAAATAAGATGTATTTTCATCATCATTTGTAAAAACGATATGTAACTTGTGACAATAATATGTTTTCAAAAACTTCCGAATCATAAATGCCATCATAATAGATTCTAAACTATCATAATCAACTACACATACGATATCAAAGTGATTAATTGTATTAATTCTTTTTTGAACAGAATCTTGAAAGAACATATAAAATTGTTCTTGAACTTCTTTTTTGTCATGAAGTGATGAAATTTGACAATACTTTACTGTTCTTGATGTATTTTTGTTAAATTCCCACATAGAAGACACTTTATGAGACGCGGTATATTTATAATTACAACCAGGTTCAACGTGTGTTATACGACATCTTGAACTATCTTCTCTTAGATTAATATTAGTTGATAATTGTAACAACGAATCATAGTCCGTCGAAAATCCATAAACATTATTCCCACATGTATTTTCGAAAGTAAGTGAATATAAAGAAGTAATTCCGAATTCATCATTTACTACGTACAATTTCGATTCTATATCTTCTATTTTTTGGTCTAATATAATTAATGAAAATACACCATCAACTATGTTCATCATATAATCAAATCCATATGTTGTATATATCATTGCTATTAAATCAGCACTTCCAATAATAGCACTTTCCTCGATAAGATTTAACCACTTTAATAATTTTCCAGTATTATATATTTTTCCGGTGAAGAAAATGATTAACTCGTTATTTTCATACTTAAAAATGTTTGATCTTGACGAATACGAATCAAATTTGAACGACGAGTACTTTTCTACATCATCTTCAGTTTTGCTACCAAAAGCAAACCTTTCTATGTTGTTTAGTATCGTCATAAACATGTTTTTACTAATATGAATATTTACTATTCTTTTAAACTGTTTTATTAATTAGTAAAAAAAATCTAACACTGTTTATATGAACTTTAATGATTGTAAAACAACTAATGTGAATTTCCAAAGTTTAGGAGGCAGAAATAATCATTATACAGTATTAAAAGACAATGAGAACGTAGAAAAAAACGCCTGTAATTTGAATTTTATTGATATCAAACAGGACTTGAATGATGAAAATAAAGGTGCGTATAATTACTTATTGAGTAATGATGTAAGTACTAAATTTTATATAGTGTCATTGTCTGTCATTGGTGTGTATATATTTTCACGCATTCTTATTAAATCAAAAGCTTAATAGGAATCACTACTTAGAAAATACCAAGGAATTTGTTACGACGAACTGTTTTGTTACGCCTGGTTCGGCTGTTTCTAGACACACTTTTTGACTTTCTACGATTTTTGATTGTGTTTGACCTTGTTTGACTCTTACTCTTATGCATTATAATATATTAACGAAATATTATAATTTCATAATTGTGTATGATTGTAAAAATAAATGCCAGTTATTCCTCCTAAAATTTGAGAAAGACGATAAGGTAAGACGTCGGCTTTTTCAATTATTCCTATCATTGACAACGCAATTGTTTTTGCATGATTAAAATATCCATTTTTACACTTCGCAAATAAAATAGTTGTTGTGAATAACAATCCTATAGCAATTGGATTTCGCGTGACTAATAATACATACACCAGTAATAATGTTCCAAAAAATTCATTAATGAATTTTTCGATCGTGTGCTATAATATTTAGTTAAAATATTTTTTCCTAAATAATTGAATATATTTATCACTCAATCGTTTTTTACTAAACAGATTAATTTTTTTCTTCATGGTCATCGATTCATCTAACATCGTTATTATAAAGAATAAAGAATACATACCACATTCTGTGTTTTCATATTGATGTTGATGTGGTACATTTGTTAGAAATTTTAATTTGTCTTGCGACTGCTTGATAACTAAATCTACAAAGTCATTGATTTCTTTAGGAATATTATTTGCCGCACTATCAAAATAGTATATAAAATTATGTTTTATACTTATAAATAATGAAACCCAATGTGACCCACTTTGATTGTGCTTATCTAAATTAAAAACCACTCCAATACTATTATAACCTAGTTCGTTATAAGATTTTAATTCGAACTTACATAGATCATCACAAACACATTGATTGTTCCCATACGGCATCGAATTAAAATCGATTGGACTTGGTCCGATAAATTTAAAATCTTGATATTTTTCTTCATATTGTTTTATAACATTAATAATATCAAAGTTTGATAGCCATTCAACTGGATTCCTAATCCAATCATCAGGTTTGTTCGGAGAAAATGATTTACTACGAAGTATTTTTCGTTCTTCTTCTCCTACAATATCATTTAACCAACAAGATTCATCATCACAATTTTTTATCTTGGACGATAATTCATTGTATATTGTTCGGTCATCCGTAGATTTAATCTTATTGCTCTTATTTTTATTATTGAACGCCTTTTTTAATCTACCGATAACCTTTCTTGTATAACAAGAACCTTTGATAATTGATTTACCAACTACGGTAGGATTACAATTCATTCTTTTAAGTGTTCTCTTCTTTTTACGAATCGATATTTTCTCGAACATATAATTGTTATATATTTTATATCAAACTTTAATTTTTCACATCATTGTAGTTTTTATTATGAACTCTCTGTCTTTTGTATTTTATGTACTCACTTGAGTCAGGGACAAACTTTGTATTAGTGTTGCTACAAGGAATTCCACTTCCATCGCAATTATTAATTATATTTCCAATTCTCGACCTCCATGCAACTTTCGAAGATGAAATACCATTTGGAATATCACACGCATAATCTTTCCTACTCAAAAAATCACCACTATTGGTTACAGCTCGGAATTCGCCAATTGCTCGTTGTTGACCGTTAACGGTTCCAGTAGCATAATTGTTATTCCAAGAACTTCGAATAGTTCTTCTTGCTATTACATCATCAGAGTCCTTATAATTATTAATTGTTTGTTTCGCAGAAATTCCTCTAATAATGTCATTCATTACTTATATACATTAATGTAATATTTTTTTTCAATATTATTATTTTTTTGTTTTCGATAAGATTTCACTTGTTATCATCTTTCTATGAAACGGTGCCATCAAACTATCTGAATCTTTCAAACTTCCAACAATTTCTGCTATTCTCTCATCAATATCAATTCCACTATCGTTATCAATTAAAACCTTGCTTGTCAATCGATGGACAAAAGGTTTATCGGCATTTTCAATTACATTATTTGACCATTCTTTCGCACCACGAACTCCTAAAGCGGTTGGTTGCACTGAAATATACACCTTCTGCACTCCACCACGAATTTTATGTGTTATTCTTCGCCGTTTCAAATGTTTTCTACTCCTCTTTTTATTTTTTCTGCTCTTGTATTTCAACACTACTTTTTTAATCATCTATATATAAACTATATATATCTTCGAATTTGCAAATTCATTCATTTCACACAGGATCTTGTTTATGTATCTTATAAATGATTTATTCGAAGATTTTGTTAATCTCTCACCTCCCGATTTAATGCCACGGATTTAAATGGATGAGAGGAAATTTTACGGATTCTCCTCTTGATGCACTCGTTCATCAATCGGGTAGTTTTGCGAAGCAAAACAACTTGAACGGTTTAAGCCGTTCTAGAGAATATATATTAAATCGATTAAGCGAACTGAATTTCAAATTGGAAAATTGTATAAGAAATAAATATATTGTATAATGTTAATGGGACTACGAAATTTAGGTAATACTTGTTTCATTAATTCTTGTATACAAATTTTAAAAAATGTTTATGAATTAAATTATTACCTTACTAAAAATAAAATAAATAATGTTATAGATAGCACTATTTTGAAAGAGTGGAATAAACTAGTAACACAACTTCGTGATAATAGTGTAGTAGTTTCGCCAATTTCATTTGTATCGACAGTTCAAATAGTTTCAAAAGAAAGGAATAATTGTCTGTTTAAAGAAAACTCTCAAAATGATATGTCTGAATTTATTATTTTTATAATTGAATGCTTTCATAGAAGCATATCAAGACCTGTAAGAATCACAATTAGTGGAAGTGATAAGAATCACACGGACCGTAATGCTATTCTATGTTATAAGATGATTCAAACACAACGTGAAAATGATTACTCTGAGATTCAGGATTTGTTTTACGCAGTGTACATTTCAGAAATATTGTCGTTGGATAAAAAAATTTTATCAACTAATCCTGAAACGTTCTTCATTTTGGACTTGGATATACCAAACAAACTTAATGTTTCGATAATTGACTGTTTAGATGAATTTACCAAATTCGAAACATTGGATGGTTCAAATGCTTGGTACAATTGTAAAATTCAAAAATATGAATCAGTTTTTAAAAGGTTAACATTTTGGAGTTTACCAAAAATCCTTATAATAACGTTAAAACGTATTACACCATGTGGTTCCAAAAAAAACGAACTTGTTGAATTTCCATTAAAAATGTTAGATTTGTCTAAATATGTTAATGGTTACAATCCTGAAAAGTATGTATATGACCTTTTTGGTGTTTCGAATCATTATGGGAATATTGAAAATGGGCACTATACCGCAATGTCATTAGATTCTTCTAATGAGTGGAGACATTACAATGATGATTCGTCTCATAATATTTCAACTCAAGAAGTTGTATCAAATTATGCTTATTGCCTGTTTTATAGGATCAAAAATAACCAAAAGTGAAGTGAAGCTATTTAGTGCTTTGATAATATATCGATAAGATATATATGAACAACAATTTAAAAGACACCAAAGACGTTGTTGTTCCAAAAGATACCAAAGACGTTGTTGTTCCAAAAGACACCAAAGATGTTGTTGTTCCAAAAGACACCAAAGACGTTGTTGTTCCAAAAGACACCAAGGACGTTGTTGTTCCAAAAGACGCCAAGGACGTTGTTGTTCCAAAAGACACCAAGGACGTTGTTGATTCAAGTTTTACAGAATCAACTTACATTATTGCTATCATTGCATTTACAATATCATTAATTTACACGTTATTCTATATTTTTAGCTATGATACAAATGAATCAATTAATGATTCTCTAGCATTTAGTCGTATGTTAGATGCGATATCATTTTGTGTAGTATTTGTGTCATCTGTTTTATTATATTATCTCACGAATAGAGAAAAAAAATATCAAATAATGGAAAAAAGTGTTGATAATACAGAAAAGTTCATTAATGGACAAAATGTATTCATTATATCGTTTGGCATTTTAGTATTATACATAATAATTTTCATATCTGGCGTTCCAATGACATATGAGACGAAATCATTTACAATTACAATTTTGGAATCATTATTATGGATTCTATTATTATTTATACTTTTTGTAGAGTTAGTAAAATTAACATTTGATACAAATTTAAATCCTATAATTTTTAAGTATTTAAAGGGTATTATTTTGTACTACAAAAATGATATTGATGTTGAATTAAGTGAAAGTAAAGTAGGACCTGAAAGTAAAGAAGGGCCTGAAAGTAAAGGAGGGTCTGAAGTATTTCATGTTTCGAATAACTTATACAATTATGATGAGGCACAGTCAATTTGTAAAAGTTTCGATTCACGACTAGCAACTTACAGTGAAGTTGAAAACTCATACAACAATGGAGGGGAATTCTGTGGGTACGGTTGGAGTGATGGACAAATGATTTTATTTCCAACACAAAAGGCAACATACGATAAACTTCAATCAGTTCCAGGACACGGTAATGATTGTGGTCGCCCCGGTGTAAATGGAGGGTACATGTCAAACGCAACAATGCAGTTCGGTGTAAATTGTTATGGAAATAAACCAAAAGGGGTTGACCCTACTTCTAAAAGTGTGAAAGATGTTTTAATACAAAAAAATACAAAGGATATAATAACAGATGCTAAAATAAAATTCTTACAGGAACATAAAGATAAACTATTAGTGTTAGATTCATTCAATCAAACAAAATGGAGTGAATATTAATTAGAGTTATTTATTTTTGAAGAATGATGTTATTGGATTGACGTTGTTTTCTTTCAAATAAATGGCATCTAGGTAGCTTTTAAAAAGTAGAATTTCAACCTTATCAGAACACTTTTTTTCCTTTTCCTTATTATATTCTTCCATTGAAGAAGTTTTTTTTTTAAGAATGTCTAATTCTTCTCTATGCCTTTTAATCATACCACTTTTATTTTGACATTCCCATATTGTCTCTAATGCTAAACCAAACAGTTGCTGTAAAGGTTTCATTAACTGATTGGTAATATAGAATGAATAGTCGATTGACACCTTATTTTTTATTATGAAATCTAACGTTTCAATTTTATCACCTTGAAGCCCCTTTTTTTTAGTGACAATATGGACAAATTTAATTCTTTCACCACTTTTTGGCTTATTTCCAGGATCCCTAGTTCCAATCCTTTCAGCAAGGACATTATGTGCGATTTGTTGTGGATTTTTGTAATATCCTCGTAGCGCCTTTGTAATGGATAGCTTATCCATTGGTACAACCCCTTCAATAAGGTTTTTCAACGAACTATCCAAGTAGTGAATTGCCATCTTGATATTATCAGTGCTGGTTGAATTTTCATTCATTAAGGCGTTTAATATATTTCCATATGTGTCTTTGAGATAATCACAAGAGTCACGACGTTTTATGGATAGCCCCATATATTTTAATTTCCCTTTATTGGGGTTATCTTCGTAAAGAATTCCAACGTACCTTTTTTTCGACAATAATATGAACTGCATTAATGTTTTTTCATATGTCAATTCCATGGGCGGTTTCAAAAATTGAGTGCATATTTTAGCCGTATCTTTTGCTATCTCTATTGTAATTTCCAACGCCTTTTTGCCTCTGATATTTTCTTTGGTAATTGGGTCTCTCAAGTTGTATGTAAAGAAAACTGAATCTGTGTCACCATAGACGTATTCAGCATTACAAAGGACTTTTCCATGTGATTGAGTTGTATATTCTAAATCTCGATAAACGTCTTCAATAATTTTTTGAGCATAGGTTATCATCATTCTCCCTGTAGCGGTTGTAGATGCTGCTACATCTTGTTCATAAAATGTTGATGTTTTAGCTCCACATTGTCCATACAGAGAATTTGCTGTAACTTTATAACCTAATTGACGCTTGTCCAGAATATTCTTCATAAATGGGTCGTCTGTTACTTTTATGATTGCACGTGTTTCCGCGCGTGCTTTAAGTAGTTCTTCGAGGATTGATGGCATAACTGATTTTTCTTCATTCGGTAATTGTGCCCAGCGACACACCTTATACCCTACTTTGGTTTTCACAGATTTACTATTCGGCTTATTTTCGTTTCGTAGATACTTGTATGTATCAAATGTTATATCGACATATTTGTATCCTTCCAAATTATCATATTTAAATAACTTTTTAGTGACATCCTTTTCACCAATTTCTTTGACTAAAATCCCATCTAAATTATATTCTTTTGACCATACTTTTGAATCGTGTGAATAGTTTTGACTTATCATTGATGATGGATACAATGACGCATAATCTACACAAGCGACAGGATTATTCATGTACATATCACATTTTGGAGCGAGCACAATCGCGCCTTCATAACCGTCTTGTTCGCGTGAAACTTGAAGGTCAGGCATTAAAGTATCTTTTTCTCGACATTTTTTAGCTACATAGCTGGTGAGTTTTATCCCCTGTCCTCTAAATACCAAGTAACTTATTGGAACGCTACATATTTTTGACATCTCGATATACCCTGTGACAACATCAATCTTGTTGAATAATTGATGAACTAGATTACAATCTTGAACGCAATATTTAGCTACAATTGATCTATCTTTTGAAGAACCATCAGATAAACGAAATATTTCTTGTGGTGAAACATCATCTTTAGCAATGCACCACCGTATCGGTTTATTTATATATGACAAATCTTCTTGTGGTTCTATATAAATTACGTTGAATAGGACACCATCATAATCGATATCGTTTAGTATGTCTATTACTTTAAACTTTTTTCCGTTCTCAAAATAATCAGTAGTAAATCCAGAAATTTCAATATGGATAAAGTCATTAATGTGCAAACCCTTGATATTCTTTGTGAATAATTTAGTCCTATCGGTACAATGGACTACTTGTTTTATATCATCGCTAATATACAATCCTGCTACATCATCTAACTTATATGACGACAGATTGAAATCTCTTCGAAAGTATGTGTACATATCTATCTGTAATCTTCCCGATATTTTTGGATATCGTAAGTCATATTCACCACTAGCAATAACAATTTTTGTATTTTCTAATGACACAACACCATTTTTATCAGGTTTTGCGCAAACTTCGCTGATGTTCCTGGATAATGATAGAAATTTACGCTCACAGAAGGTTTCTTGAGAGCGTCTAAACATAAACTCGTAATCAAATCCGAAAATATTATACCCAATAATTATGTCAGGATTTTCATTTATGATTAAATCGACCCAATTTGTGATAAGTTCTGATTCCGTATTTACTGTCTGAATAACAACACCAGGGACATCATCACAACTTCCTAGTGCCAAACAATGGCTAAGATACGGTTCAGAATCACCAAATTTTACAAATGTTGAACCTATGAACGTTATTTTATCCCCTTCTAATGGAGGTAGAACACTAGTCAATATTTCATTTATTTTGTTCACCTTATCGTCGCGATCTTTACTACCAGTGTAAGAACATAAAATCCCGAGAAGCGTTCTTTCATTCAATTCAATCCGTCTTGTTCGGGGTTTTTTCACAAAAGTAAGGTTATCATTGCTGTCTCCTACATCGTCTCCATCATAAACATTATCATCGTCGTCATTTTTTGTAAACATCGATTCTATTGTCATAATATTAGAAACTTTACTACTGGTTATGTCATCTGCTAAGTTGTATTCAAATAATCTCGCGATTAACAATGATAATCGTGATTGCGTTATAGATTTGTCTTTTGGAAAAACAATATCAATGTCTTGACAATTATTAAAACCAAATGCTGAATTTATTATTTTTTCGACAAGCATTACCGACTGTTCATTATTTAATAAACGAATCTGTTTGTAGAATACATCTATCATATTAGCAGCCAATCTTTTATAGGTTTTTATTGGTAGCGGAAAGTCACCATGACTACTACTTGCCTCAATATCAAAACTACATATTTTATACGGAACAATTGTCTCCTTATTTGGTTGCGGAATAACTTGATTGACTTTACATTCATATTCATACTTACAGGATGTTTTTTTATGTTCAGGGATTATTGACACATCAGTTCTGACTAACACCCAACCAGATGGACTAATATTATATATATGGAAATATCTCAGTAACGGTGGTAAATTACTCTCATACAGTTCCATGTTACATTGTTGTGATATGTATTTTATCATTTTACGGTCACTACCAAAGCTATCATACCAAAAATTTTTTACCTTGTTTAAGACAATCGTGTTTTTAAAAGTTATTTTTATGAATTTGCTTTTCCCACCAGCAGTGAATCCATACAATTTGTTATAATTTACTAATTCTACCTTTACTATAGATTTTTTGTAATATGTTCCGACTTTCTGCTGTAGTTCAACTAGAAATATATCCACGTGCGACTGTCCCCAATTATCACCACATTTTACATAGAAGAATGGATTATACTCCCTCATCACAATAGAACATGTTTCACCTAATTCATTAACACCGAACATTTGAATATTGAATTTTGATTCATCTACACTCTTTTTAAACGTCAGTTCTTCATCAGATGAGCCGTCATCGTTGCTGGGCTTTTCGTCAAAGCAACGAAAGTCGAATAATTTGAAAGATTTCCCTACTACAATTCGTTTCATAGTTATAAGTAATAAGTTACAACCTTTTATGTTATTGAATCAATTTTTTAAATAACATATTAAATTATGAGTTAATCCACATTCTCAATTTATCTATTTCACGACTTGGTGGTTCATCACAAACAACTCCATTCTTTATTTTTACCAGTGTAGGAAATCCACGTGGACTTTCTATATTATACTTTTTTAACAATTCATAATCCAGATTTCTCGATTCCATGTCTATAAATTTAACATCAGTCATTTCCGTTTTCAACGTGTCCCAGGTTCCCTTTAGTAAGTCACAATGACCACAACCAATCATCCACATCATTATTATTATTGTCTGACTTGAACCACCATAATTGAATATTTTCGACCTTCTAGATTTTGAACGCATTACCTTCTTTGAATTTCTCCTCTTTACCTTTTTTGAATTCCTTCTCTTTAACGTTTTCGAATCCCTTGTTCTTGTATTCCTAAATTTTGCCATTATATATATATATTCGGTATAATATATCTATGATACTTGTATATGACAATGTCTTCAAGAAATATCGTGATTCTATTTCTCATATTAACATTTTTATCTGGGTTTGTAGTTCTATTTAACAATAGTATAAATAATGAATCCAATGAAAAACCTATCAAATTGTCTTATCCGAACATACTACTTCGTAATGGAAATACATTGTCACTACTAAATACAGCTTCACCTGATAGCCACCCAATGATATTTGATAAGTTAGAAGAATATGAAAAATATCATTCTGAAGGAGATACAAGCAATCCTATTATTTACTTACGTGAAGAAAATGACATACAAGGAAAAGATGTGTACAAAATTTATCCTAGTCCATTTGATTATGAGATCGGAGTTCATACAATGCCACTTAAAAATAGAATAGAATCTAAAGAGGACGATTCAATAAAAGCAAACGCTTTCAATAATTGTGGCTACATGGGTTATGACAACTCTGAACTTAAAGTAGGAATAAATACATGAATCATACATCTTTAATCAAATTTGTGTTTGTATCTATCAAATACTCCTTTATATTTTTAATAGACGTTGAATTAATTTTTCTAATTTTACCTGATTGTTCGTAAGACAATCCTTCCATACAATCTGGATTACTAGAAAGTGAATTAATCAAATTTTGAAGCGTCCCAAACTTAGCGAAAATTGCAGTGCTAGTAACAGTGCTAATACCTGGAATTTGACATAACATTATCACACTAATATTTTCCACTGTTATATTTGCCTTCTTTGCCTTTTTTACTACATTTGCATACGGAGTTATATTTTCATTCTTGATATTATTATTCCACAATGGATATATTCCCTTCTTTAGATTTTTTTCTATTTTTTTAGTCATAGAAATTATCAAATCAGCTGTGTCGTTTATATTAGTTGTTCTTAAAACACTAAATCCTTTATAGAAGTTCAATGAAGTTATAGATGAGTAAATCAATTGTTTTTCCTTTTCTAAATTGATTGTGGACAAATTTCCTTCAATTATGTAAATTATGTTATGAGGTAATAAACTAGTTGTGTGTTGAAGACGATGACTTTGTTCTTCATATCGACCATCTTTTATACTCGACAGTAAATCTTGAAGAGTTTTTCTTTCGATTACACAAAGTTCATCAAGTTCATTCTTAATAATTATATCACCAATATCCAGGACTTTTTTAGAAACTAAAACACCCGTGTTCAACGAATAAATACGTTCGTATAAACCTACCTCACGTTCGTCTATAATAATGTTCATATTAATACTATTATAGAATAATTCTATACTCTTTTATTGTATGAAATATTCGCCATTTTGTATCGATAAATGTTAAACATTGTCTTACAGTATTGCCTATAAAATTCTAAAAGTCATCTATATCTCCACATAATTCAATCCATCGTTCTAATCGTCTCGGGTGCATACATTTCATGATTAGCTCTTCTCTAATTATATTCATTCTTTCATGAAAAAGCTTACAATTTATTGTTCTCTTGAATATCGACGGATTGGAAGACAGATAAATCCAACATATTTTTTCTTGATTCTTTTCTAATAAATGTAATGCATTTGGATTTACTGATAAATTTTCCCAAACAATGTTTTCGGGATTTTTTTCCAATATATGTATCGCATTCGGATTCATTAACAAATCGTCAATTCATAATATTCCATTCTTAATATTATATACAATATTTCTTTATTATATATTGGTTAAAATATAAGCGACTTATTCAATTGAATTTACAAATAATAAGTATATAAAGAATTGACCATATCATATTTAGTTATAATAATAATTTTTGAAGAATTACCATTATGAATCAAAGAAATAGAAGATTTACTAATGGTGTTGATGATGATATTCATGTCGAAAAGGGTATAAACGGAATTGATACATACATATTTGACCCTTACAATCACCTGAATATTGAAATAACAGAGAATGAAATAAAACAGATTCTCGTTGATTATGGTATTTCATTACCAATAAACAATTTCAATTTATACAGACGCGCTTTTGTTCATAGGTCATATGTAAAACATACAAATATGGAAAATGTTCAGAACAATGTTACAGTCGTTTCTAAACCAGATAATTGCTTACCACTATACACTAAATCAAATGAACGTTTAGAATTTATTGGTGATGGAATTCTCGAATGTATAACAAAATACTACCTTTATAAAAGGTTTCCAAAAGAAAATGAAGGGTTTATGACCGAAAAAAAAATAGCTCTTGTTAAGAATGAATCAATTGGTAGAATCGCTTTCGAAATGGGTTTGCATAAATGGATTGTCTTATCCAAACAGACCGAAGAGAAACAAACTAGAACCAACTTAAAAAAATTAGGGTGCTTATTTGAGTCGTTTATTGGCGCCCTATTTTTGGATTTTAATAAAACAAATATCAATGACGAAGATGAATTATTCAGTAATTTGTTCTTAACTGGACCTGGTTTTCAGGTTGTGCAAATATTTATCGAACAAATATTCGAGAGACATGTTGATTGGATTGAACTTATATGTAATGATGACAATTATAAAAACATTTTACAGGTAAAGATCCAAAAGGAGTTTAAGGTAACGCCCGACTATTTGGAAATTCATCCATATAATGGAACTACTGGATATCATATGGGTGTATATTTATGTTTAGGACAATCTATTCATAACTTGACTCATAGCAATTCTATTAAGTTAACTAGTTTTACATCTTTCCAGCAGATTCATGAGTATATGTCAATCCATGGTAAAATTTTGGTATTTTTAGGTGAAGGGAAACATAAAATTAAAAAAAAAGCAGAACAATTAGCATCGATGGTAAATATCACACATTTCTAAATTTTAATATTATATAACTTATAGATAATTGAACTAATGAATACTAACATAGAATTCCTTAATGGATTAAAGATAAAAAATAATCCAAACAATTTACAAGTTGATGGTATATACGTTCGATTAAATAATGATAAAAATAATATTGCTAGAACTCGTTTTGATGTTGTAGAACGTGATATTTTTATCAATAAGCTCCGTATGAATGGAAGTATGAACGTAAAATATAAAGAACCTGAATTAGTAATTCAAAACATTTTAGATTCGTCAAAATCCGATATAGGCGCAGACGAAGAAGCAGAAAATAAAGAGGAAGAACATAAAGAAGAAGAAAATAAAGCAAACGACGAAGCAGAAAGCGTTATGAAGAAAACGAGAAAAGTAATGATAAGGAAAAAACCTTTGAATACTGAAGATATTAAGAAAAAAGCTGAACCGACTAAAATTGTACCTATCACTAAATACAAAACGCATAACGTTTTAATTAAAACACAGAATTACTATATGAATAATCGTAAAAAATTCATGGATAATATTGGTAAAATGCTTAATCATTATAAGGTGGAATTAGATAGTGATAAAGGTGCTATATCTTGCAGAGACCAAGGAAATGGTGAATTTAAACAGCTAATGCATCAAAAGGTTGTATTGGACTATTTAAACTTAGACACGCCTTATCGCGGACTACTTTTATACCACGGTCTCGGTTCTGGAAAAACATGCACGGCTATTGCTATAGCAGAAGGAATGAAGTCGAGTAGTAAAATCATTGTTATGACACCTGCTTCTTTACAGATGAATTTCTTAAGTGAGTTAAAAAAATGTGGAGACCCGCTGTATAAAAAAATACAATACTGGGAATTTATTCCTTATGATAAAAATGATAACAAAATCAAAGAATTGTCATTATCATTATCTGTTCCAATGGATTTTATCATTAAAAAAAAAGGATTATGGAACGGTAATGGTTCAATTGAATCAAATTATTCTAAGTTAAACGAAACTCAACAAAAACAAATTGACGCGCAATTGAAAATAATGATACAGGCAAAATACACAAACCTTAATTATAATGGTGGTATTAAACCCAAAATTTTAAAAGAGATGTCAAATGACTATACAATAAATCCATTCGATAACTCAGTTGTTATTATTGATGAAGCACACAACTTTGTAAGTCGTATCGTTAATAAATTACCAAAAAATGTGAATCTAAAAGGTAAGAATGACGCTATAGAAAAGTTTAATAAGACAATAAGTGGGAGATTATATAACTATTTAATGGAGGCATCCAATATTCGTATCGTATTTTTAACCGGGACACCAATTATTAATTATCCAAATGAAATAGGGGTTTTATTCAACATAATCAGAGGGACTATCAAAACTTGGTCGTTAGACATAGACATTGGAACAACTAAACGCATTGATCGAGATTCAATTTTGAATATGTTAGAAAATGAGAATTTTATAGCGCATGATTTTATTTCATACAGTGGAAATAGATTAACAGTAACACGAAACCCTTATGGATTTATCAATCAAAAGCAAGTCGCTCGAAGTAGAAATATAAAAATCGGAGGCACAAGACGTGTAGATAAAATGAAAAATGATTCGCTACGTAATACGCTGAAGAGTAGAATAAAACAAGACGACTATACATTGCTTCCGCAGATGCAATATAAGAGTGATTTTAATAATAGTGATGAAAAACAAAGTGGCGGAAGTAATGAAGTTTTTTCTGGATATAGTGGTGTTGTTTTCAGTCCTAATAGCACTATGACAGACGTCACATTTATTTCACGTATCAAAGACATTTTGAAGAAAAATAATATAGATGTTATAAACACACAAATTACATTAAATAAGTGTCTTCCTGATATTTCAGAAACTTTCAATAGCATGTTTATAGATTCAGAACTTGATGTTATCAAAAATGAGGACTTATTCAAAAGACGTATTATAGGATTGACTTCATATTTTAGAAGTGCACAAGAAAATTTACTTCCTAGTTATGAAATGTCAGACACTGAAGACATTTTTCATATAGTGACTTGTGAAATGAGTGATTTCCAATTTGGTGTTTATGAAAAAATTCGTAAAGCAGAAGATGAAAGTGAGAAGAATAAGCGTAAAAATGAAGGGAGGAATAAAGGGAAGGAGGATGTTTTAACAATACCGTCTACTTATAGAATATTTTCACGAGCGTGTTGCAACTTTGCATTTCCTGACGAAATTGGACGTCCTAGACCCGATAAATTAGAAATTGTGGATGCTGAACAAAATGAAGAAGATATGATGTTGCTACAAATGAAGAATGATAAAGAATTTGACGATGATAGAGTTGAGGATGATGATGATGACCAGAATGAAAATATTCACGAAGGTTTGCTTCGACGTAAATTGGATAAAAATAAACAACTTGACGTCGCAAATGATAACTATCAAAAGAGGATTAATGAGTCAATGGAAAAACTACGAACTACTGATTATTTAAGTTTAACTGGATTAGAAACGTTGAGTCCAAAATTTTTAAAAATCCTAAATAACATTACTGACTCAAACCATATTGGGCTTCATCTTTTATATAGCAATTTCCGTACAATAGAGGGTGTTGGTATTTTGAAGATGGTTCTAGAGATGAATGGATTCGCAGAATTTAAAATCAAAAAGATGACAAATTCCAATTGGGATATAATCGAAAAAAAGGAGGATGTTAATAAACCTAAATTTGTTCTGTACACAGGGACGGAATCATCAGAAGAAAAAGAAATTATTCGAAACATTTATAATGGAACTTGGGAATTAGTTCCTGTGACTATTTCAAATAAATTATTCAAAAAATCTCCAGATAATAAGAACATGTATGGTGACATTATTAAACTTTTAATGATTACATCTAGTGGTGCTGAGGGTATAAATCTGAAGAATACTAGATATGTTCACGTTGTCGAGCCATATTGGCATATGGTAAGAGTTCAACAAGTAATTGGACGTGCGAGAAGAATTTGTAGTCACGAAAGCTTACCTGAGAAACTTCAAACTATTAAAGTTTTCATATATATTTCAACGTTCAGCCCCAAACAGAAAAACGATGACAAGCATATCGAAATACGTCTTAGAGACGTTAGTAAAAAAGATAACATAACACCTGTAACAACTGATGAATCTCTTTTCGAAATAGCACAAGGAAAAGACACTATAAATCAACAATTATTAAAAGCTGTAAAGAGTTCAGCAATTGATTGTAAACTTTATAACAAAGGGAAAGAGAAGTATCTCTGTTATTCTATCGGAAAAGTTGATAATAACAACTTTTTGTCTATTCCAGACATTAATGAAGACCAAAATAATACAAATGCCGTTGAACAGAATTTTAAAAAGGTTGTTAGATATGATCTACAACTATTCAATGTTCCTTCTAAAGATGGGAATACAACATATTATCTCGACACACGAACCAATGATATTTTTAACAAAGATGATGTTAAAGAAGCACAAGATGTTGATGATTATGATAATTTAAAAGCAATTGGTAATCTTGTAAAAGATAAGAACAATAACTTCAAAATCACGTTTTACAAGAGTTGATATAAAGTTGTATTAATAAAGTAATATAGAAAGATTTTTTTCCTAATTGTAAATGAACGAAGATAATTGTGTACTTTTGATAAGGACAGTTCAAATTTCTCCGATAAGAAATTTATTTAGTTCAGCGAAAGACATTTTAGGAGACCTAACTCTCATTTTTAAAAAGGATGGATTAAGAATTATAAATTTTGATAAAACGCATACGATATTGGTAAATGTTATGCTTCACGCTAGCAAATTCGAACAATACTTATGCAAACCAGAAAAAATTGTGATTTGTGCCAATGCACTTCATTTGTTCAAAGTAATTTCGACTATGTCAAATGATGACACCTTGACTATGTACATAGAAAATTCCGATTATGAAGATGGTGTTGTCTCTCATTTAGGTTTACAGTACGACAATGGAGACATTCGGCAATGTTACAGCCAGAAATTACGACTGATCGAACCAGATGCGGAAGAATTGGAAATTCCACCAGTCATTTATGACACAATAATCAATCTACCTAGTTCAGATTTTCAAAAGAGTATTCGTGATATGAGTTCTATTTCTGACAGGATTGAAATTAAGTCCGTTGGCAGTGATTTGATATTTTCTTGTGAAGGTAGTTTTGCAACATGTAAAATTTATAGGTCAGAAATGGACACATTCATGAACTTTACACAGCGTCCAAATGACCCTTCTAGCGTCGTTCAAGGAGTTTTTTCATTAAAGAGTTTAAGTCAGTTCATTAAATGCACACCATTATGTTCTACTGTTGAAATATACTTGTCTAATGACATGCCTCTTATCTGTAGTTATGATGTTGCCTCACTTGGTAGTATCAAACTTTGTTTATCACCATTGTCTATAAACTTCACAGCATAATAATTTTATAAAAATGACTATATAATCTATAATTCTTTCCAACGTTCGAACACCTTTAAAATGTTTATTTTTCATAAAAATAATATATAAAATGAATATTGATAAATATTATAATGAAAATACTATAATGAAAATACTATAATGAAAATACTATAATGAAAATACTATAATGAAAATACTATAATGAAAATACTATAATGAAAATACTATAATGAAAATACTATAATGAAAATATTATAATGAAAATATTAAATTTACATTACATAAAAAATAATACAAAAATCTCAAAATATTGTTTTACACGAAAATTTTTGTTCTTTAATAAATCTATCAATATTTTAGGAACATTTCACTTTGTATCAAGAAATATGTTGATACAGACGTAATAATCAATAACTACACGTCCAACACGTAAATAAGACAATTTCAAAATGTTTTAGTTTCGTCACTAATATACGCATTTAACGAGTACTTACCTATCTACGATATTATATCGTCCATAATCTTGTGCAGATTGTCAATATCGATCTTTTCAGTTTTATTCATGTATTTGATTACACGCATCATTCCACTAATATTATCACCTAAATTACCCATACTAATATTACACTCTTTACACAACCAACCACGAAATAAACCTGTTTCGTGACAATGGTCTAACTGTACTGTTCTGGTCGTAATAATATCTTTTTTACAGCAGTCACATTTATACGGATTTTGAAGTGAAGGCACCGGACGAACAATATTCAACATTTTAACATTGTCAGTAGATTTTTTTTTGTGGACAGCGTATAGTTTTCTACAATCGAGACACTTTTTGTTAACATATAGACATAATTTGGTTTTGGGATTAACTCTGTTTTTGTAAAACATAAAATTATTATTCGATTTTTCGATTTTACAGTCAGTACAAGTTGCGAGTCCATTGATATCAATAAACCCGTTATAGCTTCCATGAGGAGTCAACCTTGTCGAGGGTGTGTCACAAGTATCTACTGTTAGTAATTTATTTTCTTTTATGTTATTGTTGTTTTCTATTTTTGAAATAGTTTGAATCTCATTTAAAGTTTGAAACATAAAAGTTTCCGAATTAGGTATTGTATTCATTTTTAATGACATTGAACAAGTAATATTGAGCAATACCAAAAAGCAGAACATGAATAATTGTGATTAAGTGTTCGGAACGTTAATTATATATTAATCAATTTTTTACAAATTGATTAAATATTTATAATACACAGTAGATGTGTGATACATCATCAAATATAATATTAAAATTCTGGTTCATGCTTTTTAAAAATGCATCCCATTTTTGCCAAATTTTCTATATGAGAGATAGATGTTGGGTTTTGTATACTACAATCTGACATCCAAATTTTAATTATACAAAAATTGCGTTTCGGAGATATTGTTATACCATTTACATTCAACATATGACTAGATGTAACTGTTAATTTATTTGTACATAGTAAGTATAGCAATTCTTTCCATACATCGAAAACGAATTTATTTACAACTTTGTATGAGAAACACCCTCCATTCCTATTTTTTTTGTCTTCCCACATTGGTGTTACACCTTTTAACATCACAAATAACATACAAAACTTTACAATATTTTCAGGCACATATTCGTTAATAGCAATAAGTTTTTCTAATGTGTCAATGTCCTCAAATATCTTTACATAACTTACTAAATCCCAATTTTTATTTTGCGGTAAATGGTAAAATAAACTCCATGTTGAATTCAATATAGTTTCTTCATTTTTTTCAGAATTCATACTGTTTTATAAAATACCTTATAAAATGTATCAAATACTCTTTATACTACTTTTTTAAATTTATACGAATCTAATTTTGTAGTAGTCATTTTAATTGTGTCTTGGACACATCGCCTATCAACTATTTCATAATCATTGTAACCTAATATCACCATTTTATCTTTATCGATTGTAAATATGTTCAAATAATTATCAATTATAGATAGTGTGTAATTCATATCTTCGAAAAAAGTGTGGGTTCCATATTTATAAGCCAAATATCTACTCACAAAAAGTGGAGATAGTATTTGACTTCCCTTATTTAAATATCTCTTGTCTAATACAATATCTAAGTGATTGGCAAGTTTTGGATGACTATATTCTATACTTATAAAACTAACATTTGATTTACAAAACTTTTCTGTAACTGGTTGCGTTTCTATAAATGACTCATTAAACACTTTTCTTCCATATCCAAATATTTGACGCAAGTTTTTAATGAGTGATTCATCTTCTACTAATACCAACTTTGCAAAATTTTCAACATTTTGTTCAGAAAAGTGATAACTATCAGATGTTTTTATGCAGTAAAGTTCTCTATCTGTCTCTCCTAAAATATTAAGTGTCGTCCTAGATTTGTATGATTGATGTAGTTCCGAATACTTCAAACTGTAAAACGGACGGGACATATATGAATAAACATACGAGGGAAATACCATAACCTTAAACTGAAAAAAAAATTTAATAACATTGAAAGAATATACCTTAAAATAGTTCGGCAAATAACGATTTATATAATGACATATATTCATATAATCATATGTATAATCTTTTGTCTTTAAATCTATTTTCTTATATGTCTAGAGATATTGTATTTTTTTCTGACGACTTTCTTCGACCCTTTTTTGGTTGCTTACTTGATGGGTTATCCATCAACTCTTTCATTGATGACATACTGATTATAGAATCATTTTCACTTGGTCGTGCCGTTACATCTTGAGGTTTTAATCCAGGGAATAGTTTGTTCACATCCATGTTCTGTGGACCTTTCATTTCAGGGCGTTTAATTTCTTCATAACTGTTATTCATTACAACACCATCCTCACGAAACATCGTATTTGTACGCCCTGCTCGTAAATCAGGTCTTTGAGAGAACTGCATATTATTCAACGGTCTTTGTGATGGTGGTTGTAACTTCGTTTCAATTGGTGGTGGAGGACTGCCATATGTAGTGTTTGTGTTATCATTATTACTCATCATATTTGAGGCAAAGTTAAACCCTGGACTCTGTTGACTCATAGATTGAACTGTTGCTTTTGTGAACATTTTCATCAATTCAGGGCTTTGCTTTATAACATCGTTAAAACCAGGTGTTGCTGATGATAATGCCTTATTTGTAAAATTAATGACAGACGCAGAAAATCCAAGTCGAAGTAGTAATGATAGTTCTGGAGACATTTTCCCCCCCTTATATTTTTGATACAATTCAGTAAATATTTCATCATAAGATTCTAAATCCTCATTAACTTGTTCCCCCCACCCATCCAAATTTATGTCAAATGGATCAAAATAAGAATTAGCGTACTCTACAGAATTAACAAATGTCATAAACCACCATCCTTGAACCTTAATACTGTCTTTTTTACGTTTATCCTCTAAACAACATTCATATTCATCTTCTATTTCTTCATACGGTGAATCAATATTGAAATTACTGCTTTTTATCAATCCTTTATCATTCCATTCATCTAGTTTCTTGATCATCATACGCTTCTTACGTCTCTTTTCGCGGTCTGATGTTTTACTAGTGTTTTCATTCGCTACATCATTCATCCGCGAAAATCCTTCAAACCCTGTAGAAGCGTTACCAACACTATTTGCTGTAGCATTACCAAGTTTTGAATCTGAAACAACATCATTAGTTTCTGGAACAGAGTTGAAATTAAAAAGGTTTTGAGCAAAACCACCTAAACTTTTTGTATTTGAACTAGAACCTCTACTACTCGGAATATCATTTAGTTCATTTAACTCATCTTCAAGACGGTCTAATTCACCTAAATCTATATTGATATTCGATGATGATTTTTTTCTATCGTTCATTAAGTACTCTACACCGTTTCCAAAATTTACAGTTTTATCGTTATTGTTTGAAGTTTCAAAATCATCAAATTCATTCAATTCTTGCATATTATGTTAGATATATATCTTTATTTCTTTATACCTACGAATCAATAATTAATAATACTCTCATAGATATATGAAAGATTATTTAGTCGATAACAAATTATTCTATAACATACAGTACAACTTCATTACGTACTTTAACTTAATTGTTAGAATTTTATTGATATTGTACATGTTTGGTGCTGTTAATTCAAATGTAAAGATTTTGATAACCATAAATTTTTATGTTAAAGTTTTTATTGCTCTCTTTTTAATGTACAGATTCAATGGATTCAGAAAGAATAAAATTTTGTTTACCGAACTTGACCAGAAAATTGCTTTCTCTGCCGGATTGTACATTCTAGTTATATCATTCTATGATTATGTCAATACAATGACCAATCGTTCGCGAAATATTATTTCGAGGCACTTAAACACAATTACTAATTACGTAATTAGTGTCAAACATTATGCTTTTAATCTTCTGAAGATACCAGATCCCTTGAAGAAAACAATCACATAAATCATCCTTCTTTTTTAAGTTAAGTAAGTCCACCCATTTCATATCATCAATTGGGCACGATAAATTTAGACCTAGATTTCTTGATAATGTTTCTTTTGTATAAAAGATTGAATCTGATTTATTGTTCTTGTAATTAGTATTCAATACACTATCATCACGTTTCGGAAAACCTTTTAGCTTGTTAAAAGATGACACAAATTCAATATGTATTGAATCTCCAAACCTCATTATGAAGTATTGTGCTAACATACCTTGTATTGTCTTCATTCTCGTTGCTAAAGTTGAAATTTGGTTCTCTAGAATAACATGCGTGACACCGTATAGATTTGGTGTCTTATCTAATATCTTCGTCATGTTCCTACCTAACGTGACCAAATCGATATTCTGAGTTTTAATCGTTTCATACTTAATTACCTTATTAAAGCACTTCAAATTAAAAAAAGTTTCAATCATCTCTAAAATTTCACTTTTGCTCCTTTTTAGATTAGTTCCTAAGTCGTTTTCAATTGAAAATTCTTTTATCATTGCGTCTAACTCAGAAATTTTTGTTTTTCTTAGTTGCGACACACCAAACCTATTTTCAGGAACTATAAACTCTTTCGTAGCTTTGGCATGCTTATCACAATAGAAAATTCTATTCTTTTCATACTTTGCTTTAATTTTGCATAGCTTTGTTTTATTTCTGCACCCACATACATTGACGTCTAATGTCACAGTTTCGTCATTTTTCGATATGTCTATTACACACCAATCTTTCATCGTTATTGTTTTTTCGTCAACATTTAAAAGACAATATGCCATGTTCTTTATTCCAATATCGAATGACAGAACAGTTAATGGTTTTGTCATTTACTTTATATATGATATTAATTTTATATACATTTATTTTCGATACTAGTTATCCCGAGGATGTAAATGGTATCATACGTGCTATGGTTGTTTCCACACAAAATATGTAGTGAAAAAATATACCCAATAAAAACAAAAATAATGAGGTTGTAAAAAATGAATACCTTGTATGTAAACTAATAATATATGCTCCTATTAATGTAAATATTACATCAATTACTGCTACATTAAATAGTCGAAAACTATGAACTCCTTCCCCTGGAGCACCAAAAATGTTGCGATACTTGCAAAGATTCATATAATATACTTAATGATAAAAATGTTTAGTATTTAAATAATGTTGGAATAACCTTTTTTGAATTTAATTGTTCTTTGGTTAGATACAGTTCTTTCAAATCAGTCATTTCATACGGCTTTGAATTATCATTTAGCGAGTCGAAAGTATAAGGAATTATTAAATTTTTGTCATACGAAACAGTTGTTTTAATAGGCGGAACAACATATCCAGTGTCGTTTGACGATTCTTTATAATTGTATTCCATTATAGTGTTCGCGTTCTTTATCATATATTGCCTATACTTCCAATTTGTGGTTATTTCATTCTCTTTAATCAATTTTTGATTTATTATTTCCATACTTTGTGCGTTTGACACGATTGAACGACCGTCACTCATTAACGGTGGAAATTGTTTATATCGATTGTTAGTTTCATACCCCAATGCTGACTTTGGAATGGTTAGCGTTGGGGACGACGAAAAGTATTTATTTAAATAATCCATATTATACAATTACACAATATATTATTGATTTTTACATCACGCTAGTAAATTAAGAAGTTCCTTTTTTTTCATTTTTGATGGGTCAGTTGATAGACCCTTTGATATGGCAATATTCTTTAAAGATTGTACGTTTAGCTTTCTATAGTCACCTGTTTTACCCTCAAACTTTTGTTCTTCATTATCTTCATCAATTTCATCTACATCTTCAGTCACACCTACATCTTCAGTCACACCTACATCTTCAGTCACACCTACATCTTCAGTCACACCTACATCTTCAGTCACACCTACATCTTCAGTCACACCTACATCTTCAGTCATACATACATCTTCAATCACACCTACATCTTCAGTCATACATACATCTTCAATCACACCAATATCAAAATCAACGTCAATGTCATTTATTTCGCCTAAACTAGTATGGTTGTCATTAAAATCATGATTTTGTTTTTTTACAATAAGTACCTCATTTTGTAGTTCAGTATTTAGTTTAACAACTTTTGTTACAAATGTCTTGTTATTTGTTTCAATGTCATTACCCTCACTGTCATTATCATTGTCATCATCACTGTCATCATCACCCTCATTGTCATCATCACCCTCATTGTCACTCTCACTATCACTCTCACTATCACTCTCACTATCACTCTCACTATCACTCTCACTGTCGTCATCACACGACACATCAATTTTAGTTATTGTGGTAGGTTTTTCAAGAACAACCTGCTTTATATCGTCATTTGTATCAACGATTTCTTGACGTTTAATGTGATGTAATTCACAAAGTATATTATTAATAATTTCTAATGTAATATCATATTTTTCTTCTAATGCTGATAATCTATATTTAAAATGAAACACCAGTAATAAAACTAATATAAATGTTATTCCTAAACTCACAAAAAATGACGTTTCAATTATGCTGAACATTGAAACCATAGAATATGTGTATTATATAAATACAAATAAAAAATTTGATAGTTCATAACGAGTTTATACAAGAGGTTTATAGTTATATAATGGAATAGAAGGGTCGTATTGTAAAATAATCGATTTACCAGGGACATCGCAAGATGATGATAATGTAGGAATTAAATCGTCTAATAGACATTCGGTCACAGCTGTTCCGTTAATGGTGGCTTGAGACGCATTTTTAGTTACTCCGTTAACTAACATTGACCACTGTTGTTTTTTCGAAAAATTGTTAGTTTTTGAATTACTTGTGACATTCTGATACTTCAATATTTCTACTTTGCGTCTCATATCAAGTTGAAAACTTGTATATTTTGGATACGGGGAAACAGTAGTAATTCGTGTTTGAGGTGTATTATTAAGGGCTAATATTTTTCTATCATTATACAATTCGCATTCTAAAGACATTTATATGATATAACCATATTATGTTATGCTATCGTTGTCTTGTATACCAAGAATTTGATAAGAAGTATGGAAGAATGGAATTTACTGCTGTGTCCAGTTTGCTTTGTGTTGTAGTTGGTCCATTGACTACCATATAATTTATTTCAGGAGCTGAAATCGCGCGACTATGGTATTGTAAGTTGGATAATTGTCCATCAAATCCACCATTTTGACAGATGTTTATGTCATTATAGTTTTGCTTAGGAACAAAATTCATAACTTGGCGATTGGCTATAGTCCCATTAACATACACATCTAAAATCTTATTTTTTACACGTATTACAACATGAAACCATTTATTAAAAGGCAATCCGTCTACATCAATAATCGAGGGTCCATCTGATGGATTTACTGAATCCATTACAACGTGTAACTTATTTTGATTATTAATCATTGAGCTTAAATACAAACCTGGTCCATTATTCACAAGTGATATTCCGTTTCCTTTGCCATTATCGTTGCTATAAAATGAATCACCCTTGTTGAAAATGTTCTTATACTTATTATCATCGGCATTATTTTTAAGGAGAAGCCATACAGACCAAGTGAATTCAATACCCCCAGTTTCATTATTAGAACGAGTTATAAGAATTGAATTTAAATCTTTTGGATTTTGAGAAATTATCTGCGAATTCTTCCCATCCAATATTCCTTTCACTATATACGGATTTTTTGATGGGTTCATAAAATATCCGATAATTTGTATCCCTAAATTTAATAATATGATAAAAATAAAAAGGATTAGAAATAGAAATGAAAATTTTGCAACATTATTATTTGATCGTATATACTCACCACTTGCATTGACTAGTGAAAAATCATTTTTTGTATTAGTCAATTGCCCATACATCGAATTACTAGCGTCTGATGTAGCTTTCGATATGCTCCCTAAATTGTTAGAAATACTATTCATCGTGTTCGACACAGTGTTCGATATGCTATTTTTGACATTCATAGCCATTATATATTATTATATTATATTTATATATATAAATTAGAATAGTTTATATGTCGCTGTATTGATATTATCTTTCATAAGATTAACATTAACACCATAAGCTGTCATCGCTTTGTACAATGCGGTTGGGCTTCCATTACCTTTTAGATATTCGCTCCATACGTCGGATAGTGAAAGAGGGTTTGACCACTTGAAAAACTTTGCGACTACAATATCTGATAATGAAGCAGGGTTTCCTCCTAGGTACATCACAGATTCTTTCGCATTAGATTGAATTCCTTCCAGTTTAATAGATTTCACCATTTTACCATCTAGATACAAGTCAACAAAACTATTGTCCACACTTATTGTAATGTACACCCATTTTTGTAGTGGAAAATTTTCTGTTATTGAAATTGATTTCGTGTCTCCATTGATTCCATTAAAATCCACCTTTAATGTTGGTTTCATCGCATCTAAATAAAGAGAAACCTTACCTGGAAGTGAGAATATTGTTTTAATTTTATTTGAATCCCATGAATTAACATAAACCCAGATTCCTAGAGCATATCTTGACGAAGATGATATATTAGAAACTGGTATAGCTGAATTACTCGTTTTTAAAGACGACGTAGAAATTATTGTTGTTGATTTGTTGTTAAAGAACCTGAATAGAATATATGACAGTGAAACAACTAGTATACTTAAAACAATTACGATTAACTTCATTATAATATATCTACATAAAATATTACAAATCTATTGTATTGATTCCAAATCTGTACTTTGCTAAAATTTGATATGCTGATAATGGAAACTTATGGTATCTTATGTCTGTGATTACTCCGTTCATTGATTGTCGTTCACTACCTATTTTTATTGAATCACTAAAACTGTGAACAGGCATGTTTCCAGACAAATTTACTGATTTTTGTAATATGCCATCGAAAAACACGTCTGCTATTGTTCCATTATAATTTAAAACTAAATGATGCCATTTTTGATTTTCAATTGTAATATTCAATTTTGTTGAATCGTCAAATTTATTAATTCCACTTAAATTAATATTGATTATACCACCATTTTTAATGTTATTACTAAAACATATTCTCGGTTTTGGATTAGTGTCATCACCATATAATAATATTGGAAATTCGACATTATTGATTTCTAAGTGATTTATTTGAATCCAAAATGACAATGCATATGCTACTGGTGTTTCATTTATTATAGGATTTGATAATTCGTCTTTACTATCACTACCACGTAATTGTTCAATATTACCCAAATTTATCTCTTTTTGTGTGTCTAAAAAGAATTTATCTTTGTATAGAATTATTTCGGTTTTGGACGTATTTGAAACTAATAACTTTTTAGCTAAAAAATAAACTATTAATACCACTATTTCTAATACAATCAGTATATAAGTCAAAATAGGTGCTGTTATAAGGTCGTTCTTGAAACTAACAAGGATATCATTCAGAAGACATGGAATAAAAAATATAAAAGATAATATAAATTTTGGAACCCCTCCCATTCTCATTATATTATTAACAAAAAACTTATGAAAAATCGCTAAACCTAAGATTATTATGAATATGGGTATTACTCTTGAAATATAGTTTATTGAATAAATCATTGTATCACTTAAATTATTGATGATAAGAAGAATAACACCATAAAGAACAATAAAAAAAAATAACGAAATGAAAATAACCTTATTGAATACAGAGCTAAAAATCCCTCCCTTTTTTAAGGCAAATAAGAATATTAACAATAGTGGTAGGATAGCCGTATAAATATAAATACTTGTTCTTGTTGTTAAAGCAGAACTATCGTAAGAACAATAGTACAATGTAATAGACACTATAACAATGGAAATAGTAAGTGTCATCGACTTGATATTAATCTTCATATCTTATTATACAATTACATTATAGATTTTCGATGGTCGTTTTATCACCATGACAACCTCTACACAACGCAACTAAATTATCGATATGATTGCTTCCTCCGTGCTCTAGCCGAATTATGTGGTCAACCTCAAAAGATGCTTTTAATTGTTCTTTACATTCACCACACCTCCAGTTTTGACGTGATGCCACAAACTTTTTCTTGGTTTCTGAAACAGAACGTTTAACTTTAATAATACCTTCATTATTCTGTTCTTTACTAGTTCCTCCAGTAAAATCATTACCCTTTGTTGTGAAATTAATCATTGGAGATATTATGTCTGTCGTGTTTTTATCAATCGGTAAATACTTTATGTAATCATTTGTCGCAATCAAAATTTCTCGAGTTTTGAGGGGGTTTTTTTTTACTAAATAGTATATGAATAGCGTCCCAAACGCAACTCCAATCATCTGATAGTACTTCTTGAAAGTCAGTGCCTTTTTCAGTATTTTACCATCAGTGTATATATTTGCCATTATCAATGATGACACGATGAATAAAATTATTTCTATTCGCATAACTATAACTTTTGTGTATATTATTATTTGTGTATCATAATAAACCATATACAGAATGATATTATAGTAGCAAATACAAACTGTTTTTTTGATTTATTGCTAATATTGAAGTAGTATTCTTTTACTTCAACGTCAGACACATTCTCCTGATTAAAGTTATCTAAACTTGTATAAAGTGATATTTCCTCTTTACCTAATTGACGGTTCACCTTATTATGAATGAAGTGCGCCCATCTCATAAAAGAATCACGATTACATAGATATGGTGAAACAGGATACTTATCTAATAAAGTGCTAAAATTATCCGCCATATCCATATCAGGAATAAACAATGGCATATTTTGTATCAGATCATAATACTTGCGCTTAATTATCGGGTTGGGAAGATCAGGAAAGTTATATGCAGCACAATGTATTAAAAACCAAAATTTAGGTCCCCATACAGTGGAACTAATGCTATATTGTTTCATATGATATGATATGATATAAATTCAGAATGTTCCTACGATTTTTACCAAATGATGCGCCACAAGCAGAACAAATGAAAGGATATAAAGTTTATCTTATTTATTTGGTATTGATATATGATGAACAATAATAAATGGAATCATTCTAGTGATGATGGTAAAAAATCATTAATTACATCAAATAGTATAGATACAAAGTATGAATGTAAAAGAGTGCTGTTCTCCTCAAAAAAAGGAAATAGACAGAAGCAAATACAAACTTGTAGCAACTATGGAAGATGTGTTATTAAATCTGAGTTACAAATCAATAAGGATATATGCAATAATTGTGGTAAATATGGACATCTATTTCGTCATTGCAAGAATCCTATAGTTAGTTTTGGATGTGTCCAATTTAGATTAAATAAGAACGTTCGTGAATATCTTATGATTTGTAGAAAAGATACTTTAGGGTACATTGATTTCATACGAGGGAAATATATTTTACAGGATGAACAATATATTATTAATATGTTTAAACAAATGACAGATTATGAAAAAAAGGATATATTGGAACAAGATTTTAAAACGTTATGGGATAATTTATGGAAAAATACACAATCTGCAACATTAATGTATAAAGCAGAAGAAGAAACATCTTGCTCAAAATTCGATAAACTAAAAAAAGGAAGAATGCACTTTATTATTGATAGTAGTAATAAAAGTGATAGATGGAAATATCCTGAATGGGGATTCCCAAAAGGAAGAAGAAACTATCTCGAAGGAGAATATGAATGTGCTATAAGAGAGACCGTTGAAGAAACTGGTGTTGATAGTGAACTTATGATTGGAATTAAAAATGTGCTACCTTTTGAAGAAGTTTTTATTGGTTCTAACTATAAAAATTACAAACACAAATATTATTTAATGTTCATGAAGTATGATGAAATGATGAATATGAAATACTACGACGATGCTGAAGTCAGTTTAATGGAATGGAAAACGTATAACGATTGTATCAACTCAATTAGGTCTTATAATCATGAAAAAATAAATATGATTACACGAATTGATAATACGTTGGAGAAGTATTGGAAACTATAATATTTATTTTATTTCAATCTTTTTTTATGCATAAAATATATGCATAAAATATATATAGTATGGATAACAGAGTTTTGGAAAGTCATCCAAAAACGGTAATTATTCGAAAATATACGAAGAAAAATGTAAAGAAATTGATAAGTGACCCTATTACCGAAGTGGTGAAAAGAGACAGATGTGAAAAGGGAACTAGAAAAAATAAAGTTACTGGTGAATGTCAGCCAATAATGTTGAAAAATGAGCGTGCACAACAAGAAAATGTGACGAAAAAAAATTCTAGTAAAGGGACTAAAAAGAGTAAAGTTTTTGGCACTTCTGACCAAATTTTAGAAGTTGATAAACCGACGCAATCTGTCACACTAGAAGAGTTAATAAGTAATGTAGTAACAAAAGAAAAATGTAATGATAAAAATGGTATTTGTGAATTAGAATCTTTGAATCATATTCCAGAAGTGCCCAATGAAAACGAAGAATCTTACACATATAATGAAAACTATGATAGCGATGATGATGAAATAAATGATAACAGTAATGAAATGAAAAATTTCGAGTACAATAAAACCAATGATGATTACGATTTTTTGTATCCTGATTTGAACGACCCACATTTTAATATAAAAATAGCTAAAAAGAAAGAATTTAATGACACTCAATATGATGGAACAATTCATGATATAAGGAAACAATCAAATATACTATGTAATATAGAATTTGAATTAATGCCACATCAACTCTTTGTAAAAAATTTTATGTCTTTACAAACCCCGTACAACAGTTTATTATTATATCATGGACTAGGTTCTGGTAAAACTTGTAGTGCTATAGGAATTGCTGAAGAAATGCGTTCATACATGAAGCAGATGGATTTTGAACAAAAAAATTCTCGTTTTGACAAACATCATCATATTATTGTTGTCGCTGCCCCTAATGTGCAGATAAATTTTCAATTGCAGTTGTTCGACCCTGCTAAATTAAAAAAAAATGAAGCTACTGGTGAATGGAATATACGTTCTTGTGTTGGTAACTCGTTATTGAATGAGATCAATCCAGCCCACGTAAAGGGTTTGTCTTATCGTCAAATCGTCTCAAATATGAATAGTATTATATCTTCATCATATCGATTTTTTGGATACATTGAATTTACTAACTATGCGTTGAAGTATATTTATGGTCCTAATCTAAATGACCCATATGACGATAAAACACAGAAGAAAAATGTTAAACGTGTTTTTAGTAACCGTTTAATAATTATTGATGAGGTACATAATATACGCACAGAAGAAGATAATCGTAAAAAAATAACATCTAAGATGTTGTTTAAAATTGTTGAGGAAGCTGATAATGTAAGGTTGTTATTACTATCAGCAACACCTATGTATAATTCATACAAGGAAATAATTTGGATTACAAATTTGTTAAATGTCAATGATAAACGTCCAAAAATAAGAACCAAAGATGTGTTTGATGACAATGGAATATTTAAGACAGTAGATTCACACGGAAGTGATGGACGGTCCATACTACAGAGAAAGCTAACCGGTTACGTTTCATATGTTAGAGGTGAAAATCCATACACATTTCCTTACCGAATATATCCAGACACATTTGATCCGTCAAGAACATTCTCAACACTTAATGTTCGACCAACATTGCAGCTGAACGACGGTAGTGTAATTAAAGAACCTATAAAACTTATTCAACCATACTTAACAAAAATGAATTCATATCAAGAAATGAAGTATTTACAGATCATAGATAGTATTCGTAGTAAAGGAAATTCAGACGATTCCGATGAAGTTGTTGAAAAGTATGGATATGAAACATTACAAACACCAATTCAAGCCCTTAATATTGTGTATCCTTCAATATATGGTGATGACAATGTAAGTAAGAATATTGGAAAATTAGGCCTTCAAGAAATTATGAGTTCTACAGAAATTATAAATTCTTCTGAATCATATTCTTATGATTACAAAGAAGAAACAATCAAAGGATTTGGTAGGGTATTCAAACAAGATGAAATACATAAATATAGTTCTAAAATTAGTAAAATTTGTGATATTATTACACGTTCAACAGGGAACATCTTAATTTATTCACAATACATTGAAGGAGGTTTAATACCTATCGCACTTGCTCTTGAAGAAATGGGATTCTCTAGATTTGGAACCACGCCCAATACTAATAATCTACTTTCAAAACAAAAACCACATATTGAACCAATCGATTCTCTACTATTAAAAAACAAGAACGCAATTAATATAGAACATCACACATTCAAGCCCGCGAAGTATATGATGATTACAGGTAAAAAAAGCATATCGCAAGACAACTCTCAAGACCTTGCATATTTTAATAATTCTGAAAACAAATATGGGTGTAATGTAAAAGTTGTGTTAATTTCTAAAGCAGGCGCTGAAGGATTGGATTTTAAAAATGTAAGACAAATTCACATAATGGAACCTTGGTATAATATGAATCGCATTGAACAAATTATAGGACGAGGTGTGCGAAATTTGAGTCATTGTAATTTACCATTCGAGGAAAGAAATGTTGAAATTTATCTTCATGCTACTCTCATTACAAATGACAAACGTTCAACTGAAGAATGTGTAGATTTATATGTCTATAGAATGGCTGAGAGAAAGGCAATAAAAATTGGAAATGTCACTAGATTAATCAAAGAATCGTCTGTTGATTGTATTCTTAATGTCAAGCAATCCGACTTTACTGTTGACAAACTTAACGCCCTCGTAGCGAATCAATCGATATCTATTAAGTTATCTACTGATAATATTGAAACTAAGTACACTATTGGTGATAGACCATTCACAGATGCTTGTGACTACAAGGATAAATGTGAGCTTGTTTGTAACCCGAATAGAAAAATTACTGATAAAGATATTGTATTACACACATACAGTTCCGATTTTGTTACTACCAACAATATACGTATTTCAGATAAAATTAAACAACTTTTTAAGAGTAGTCATTTTTACAAAAGAGATGAATTGATTTCACTTATTAATGTAGTTAAACCATATCCTATAGAACAAATTTACAGCACACTTACATACCTTGTAAATAACAGTAATGAATACTTAGTGGATAGTTATGGAAGAGCTGGAATTCTCGAAAATAAGGGTGATGTATACTTATTTAAACCAACTGAAATAAGTTACAATACATCAACATTATATGAGCGTTCTGTCCCTATCGAGTATTCTAGACAGAGTATTACATTACAAATGAATCAAACTGAATTAATGAAAACTAATGAACATTTATCATACCTTGATATCATGAAAGATATTTTGTCAAAAGAACAGCAAGTTTTTAGCAAAAGCAACTCTGTAAATAATGACGATTTTTATTCATTCGCGGGAAAACTGATTGACACTTTGAACATTGTTCATCGAATTCCTATAGAAAATATTAGGACGCATATTGTTCATCATTTTTTAGACACAATGCATATTAGCGATAAGATCACACTTTGTAAAGAGTTATTTAAAAAGGATTTTTTAAGTAGTAATGAATTAGAAAACACCGTATTATTGTATTTTAAATTTAGAGTTGTTGAAGTTTTTAACAATATGTGTGTCGTAATCACTGATTCTGTTGAAAACATCATTTATAAAATTAGTGACTGGACCATAATTAAAGGGCAGATAAGTGCTCTATCGAAATTCAATATTCCAAAGGACAAAATCAACAAATCTTTCATTGGATTTTATTCAGTTGATAAAGGTAAGTCAAGTATTCCGGTATTCAAGGTCCAAAACATGATAGAAAAACGAAAGGGTGTATTAATTGAAAAATCTGGAAAAAGCAATATTATCATTGTCCTTAATGCTATGACAGATGAATTAAGCGAAATACAGAGTAATAATCATTTTGTATCCCCTTACACTGATAGTAATACTAAACATAAAATTAAGGTTGTTGAACTATGTATTCTCCTTGAAATAATAATGCGAGAAATTAGATTTAGATTAATGAAAACAAACTTTTTACCAGAGAGATATGTATTTTTGTCTCCAGAAGAAAGTGTTCTACTGTAAAGTTTTATTCTTATTGTAAAAAATTGATATAGAACTTTTTCTATGTCTAGTGTAGACAAACAATTTCAAATAATAATCACATATTTATTATATATAATGGATTCAACTTCTAAAATTCGAATCAAATCGCAAATAAAATCTAAAAAGGTTTATAGTGTTTACATCCAATCTGTGTTGAATACTAGAATTTTTCTAGATATTACGGAAATTGGTAAAAACATAAAACAGACACTTGAAGATAAACTCGTTTCCAGAATAGCAAATCGTTGTATTCCAGAAGGATATGTGTCTCCCAATAATATCAAAATTATTCAGTTCTCTTCGGGAACAATTATAAGAAATAGTATTTCATACTTCGTTGTTTTCGAATGCAATATTTCCCATCCTGTCGAAGGAATGCTTATCACAGCTAAAACGAAAACAATTACAAAAGCAGGGATTCATGCTCAGGTAATAGACACTGATGGTAATATACCTATTACTGTGTTTGTAGCAAGGGACCATAATATTTCTAATACACTGTTTCATAGTGTTAAAGAAAATGACTTAATTACAGTAAAAGTAATAGGAATACGTTACGAACTTAATGATCCATATATTTGCGTAATAGCCAATATGTTTAGTGTTAATGAACTTAAAAAGGAACAGAAAAAAGGGGGAGGTATTTTAAATATTGATGAAGAATCTAATAGTGGACACGAACAAGATGCTGACGTTATGGACATAAATATTGACGATAATAATTGTTTGTCAGACATTTAATCTCTCACCTCACGATTTAATTCCACGATTCAAAGCATAAATGGATGAGGGGAAATTTCACTGATTCTCCTATTGATACGCGGGCATAATCGAATTGTTTTGCGAAAAACTACTTGAACGGCTTAAGCCGTTCTAGAGAATAGATATTAAGGAAAATAAAAAATAATCTTTTTATAAAATAGTTTATATACAAATGTTCGTAAGAATCTTAATATTTTTTTTAATTCTTTGTTTTTGAATCTATTTTAGGTTACTGAATACGTAGATTGATGCGATGATGCTCAAAAATATCAAATCTAAAACTAATAAGACAATATACTTATCACTTGATTCATTGTAGATTGATACGATGATGCTCAAAAATATCAAATCTAAAACTAATAAGACAATATACTTATCACTTAATTCATCATCTATATTTAAGTTGTCTGTGTTTGTCGATTTATCAATAACACAAAAATCACTATCAGAATCTGATTCATCATCAGTATTAAAATCACTGTCACTATCAGAATCTGATTCATCATCAGTATTAAAATCACTGTCACTATCAGAATCTGATTCATCATCTGTGATAAAATCACTGTCACTATCAGAATCTGATTCATCATCAGTATTAAAATCACTGTCACTATCAGAATCTGAATCTGGTTCATCGCTAATAATTAATTCATCATCTGTGATAAAATCGCTATCAAAATCAGAACCATCGCTACTACTTAATTCATCACCAGTGGTAAAATCACTATCACTATCAGAATCTGACTCACTGGTAATGATTAGTTCATAATCTGTGTTGAAATTACTATCACTATCAGAATCTGATTCATCGCTTATGGTTAATTCGTCGTCAGTGGTGAAATCGCTATTACTTAATTCATCACCTGTGGTGAAATCACTATCGCTATAAGAATCCGATTCATCAGTGGTGAGTTCGCTATCAGAATCAGAACCATCACTATTAGTTAATTCATCATCACTATTGAAACCACCATCACTTTCAGATTCTGAGCTGTATTCATTGAATACAGCTCTTATCGATGAGACCTTACTATCGATGTCTGAATACTCAGTAGGCAGTAGAGTTTCAATATCATTGTCAATCTCTTCTGAATATACGGTAGATTCTGCGCTGTAATCAGAATAGTCGCTTATGTATTCTGGAACCAAAATATTTGTTTCAGAACATACGCTCATAGCCATATCTGAAACAAAATCGTTGTATTGTTCTTGTGGTGAACTGTTGCTGTTGCTGTTAATATAGAATGACTGATTCATAAAATTGTGATGTATAATAAATATTACAAACTCTGAATCAATTTTTTACACTATTCTTCAAAACCTTAAATATACAATATATTATTGTAAAAATAATGATATAGAATATTGACACTCTTATGTTATATGATTAATACTGAAATGACTGAAGAAGCAAATATAAAACAGTTAGAATCGATGAAAACGTCAATCGATATGATGTCTAAAATGAACCATGTAGAAATATTAAAGATTTTGAAGGATAATAATGTTAAATTAAATGAAAATAAAAGTGGCATTTTTATTAATCTATCGTTCTTAAGCATCGATGTTGTCGACAAAATAATGGATTTCATTGATTTCATTCAACAACGGGAGAAACTAATAGAAATTGTAGAAAAGCAAAAAATTGAGTTGTCAATAACTATAAAAGACATACCACAATAGATATAAAGACAATTTATTAAAATACATAGATATAATCATGTTTACGAATTATAATACTATTAATTCAAAGTTATTAAACAATCTATCATCTCATGTATTGACATCTACTGTGTATAAAGAGTTTATTGAAAATTCACAAAAACAAGATAACGTAATAAATGATATTGACTGTGTTTTAAAACCTGACATACGTAAACTTGATGATTATGATAGTTCTTTAGTTAAGAACCAAAATGTAAAAGATAAAGTGATAACGACTCCAATTCAAGATGACACATTGTTCTGGTGTGTATTTATTAAGAATTTCGGAGAAATTGAATATAATCTAATCGGAGATAAATACAAAAATTACGAGATTAAAGAAAAAATTAAGGTAATAGAATATTTGAAAGCAAATAAGAATGTTTTAAAAATAAGTAAGATTACAAAAATTGAGACAGAAGAAATAATGGGGAAAATGATGTCTTGCAATCTAACTGACCTGCAAAGTTTGCATGGTTTATGTGCTTATTATAAGATTAAAGTAATTGTGGCTAATAGATTCAATAAAACATACATCTCTTACAATTATGCTGAAGATGATATTGAAAGCGATAGTAAAACTATTGTAGTTTATAAAACTTTATCATTACTATCAACTAAAATGTGTAGATATTCAATATGTTCAAAATGCGAACTTTCATATATACTAGATAATTATGTAAGGTTTGAGTTATTTGATAAACCATTTAATAGTGTATCAATGTATAAATTGTCAGATTTAGAAAATATCAGCAAGAAGCTTGGATTAGAATGTATTAAAAGAAAGAAATCTGAAATTTATAATCAAATTAATGTAGCAGTTGCATAAAATTGATATAAAAATGTCGTATTATATTATATATAACACAATATAAGTCATAATATAATGACCGAACATAATCAAAAAGATGCGTTTGATTCGATGATTCAATCATATCTAGATGGTTTCGAATCAAGAAATAAAAAAATAATCCCAGAGCTAGAGGTACGTTTTGGAACTGGTAATGCATTTCGGAACCAAAATATAGTGAAGCCAACTTCGAAGATTGACTCAGATAATGTAGTAAAGCAATTATATAATGCCGGTTTTATAAGCGATAACAAGGATGGACAACATTTATTGAGAATAACACCTGACACATCACACATCAACAAAAATAACGAATCGAAAAAATCTAAAGTCCGCTTGGAAATTGTAGGAATCGACTTAATTCAGTCGTATTGCCAGCTTGGGGAAGATGTTTCAGAGGTCTTAAAATTGCCTCAATTAACTACCTCATATAAAAAAGAAGATTTAATCAAATTCACTTTAAAAAGTGACGCACAAGTTCCAAATAAATCTCCACCTGAATATATAAATTCGGTACATTTTAAAGACCTCGGATTCAATATAAGTTATCAGAACGAGTTTAATAGCAATCCCTTATCTGATGAAAATAATGAGTTTGTATCGCGTTGGAATGAACTTAGGAAGACATTTAGATATATTAATCGCGTGAGGTTTAGGCACCCCACATATCCAATAAATGCGGACATATCGATAGTCAAATCTTCAAAAAAGTCAAAAGATTACAAATACATTTCTGAATTCACAATGAAGGATGCAGGGATTTTTAACAATGAAGAAATGTACGAAATTGAATTGGAAGTTGATAATACACGGGCAAAAGAGTTCAATAAAAAAGACCTACTAATGATGTTAAGAAAGTGTATTAGGATTGTTTTATCTGGGTTACAGCAAAGTAACTATCCAATAGGATATTCAGAGAAATCTCATATATTAGAATCATATCTAAAAATTATCCATGGAGGTCAATATAATACAGAACGACGCATTGAGACAAAAGATTTCATAGGCCCTAATTCTCTAACTTTACAAATTGACAATATAATACCCCAAAATACACAGCTATCTGTGCCTAATATTCGTACAAATTATTCAGTCACAGATAAAGCTGATGGAGTACGAACACTATTATATGCTGGTAATAATGGGCGTTTGTATCTAATTGATACGAATATGAATGTGATGTTTACTGGTTCAATTGCTGAAAATGAAATATTACGCAACAGTATTATTGACGGTGAATTTATCAAATTCGACAAATATGGAAAGATTATAAATTTATTTGCCGCATTTGATATATATTATCTCAATAAATCTTATGTTGGACACTTCGACTTTCAAAATATTATAGAAGATGAATCCATAAATATTGACGATAAAACTGAAAAACGAAAGTGTCGGCACGAAATATTGAAAACGTTTGTTAATGAACTAAACATCAAAAGCGTTGTTGCTAGTAATGAAGTATGCAATTTTAATATCCGATGTAAGCATTTTGCTTTTTCAAGCACTAAGAAGACAATCTTCACCGCATCGAAAGAAATACAATCAAATGTATGTGATGAATATGAAAAGGATGGACTTATATTTACACCTACGAATATGGGTGTAGGGGGGTCAAGAGACGCATTGAAATCGAAATCTACGTGGCAAGAATCGTTCAAATGGAAGCCGCCGCAATATAACACGGTTGATTTCCTTGTCAAAATTAAGAAAAATGAAAAGGGTTATGACGCAATTCAAAATGTATTTATTGATGGAACAAACTTACAGGGTGTGTCAAAACCAATATTACAGTTTAAGACACTTGAATTAATGTGTGGCTTTACTAGAAATAATGATGGATATCTGAATCCTATGCTTGACCTTCTAAATAATGTGTCAGCACCATCTAATGAGAATGCATGGGAGTATAAACCGGTAAACTTCTATCCTACAAATCCAGCAGATAATTCAGCTTGTTATTGTAATATTCTCTTAGATGATAATGTTTTGAAAACTGAAGATGGTGAATTCTTCGAAGAGGATACCATAGTTGAATTTCGTTATGACCTAAATAAAGAAGGACCAACTGATGATAACGCGTGGAAATGGATTCCGATACGTAATAGACACGATAAGACATCAGAACTAAGAAACGCAATAAGAGATAAGCTAAATGGGAAACCTTCCAGACCGAACTATGGAAACTCGTATAAAGTTGCTAATAGCAATTGGACATCAATTCATAATCCTATAACAGAAGTGATGATAACAACTGGTGAAAACATACAAACTTATCCAACCGATAATGGTATATATTACAATAAAACAAATTCTGTGACAAATACGAGAGGATTACGTGATTTTCATAATCTTTATGTGAAACGGAAACTTATAATAGGGGTGTCGTCATTAATAGGGAAATCGCAAAGAACTCTTATTGATTATGCTGTTGGAAAAGGGGGTGACTTGCCTAAATGGATCGACGCTAAACTATCATTCGTATTTGGTGTAGATGTAAAAAGAGACAATATTCATAATCAACTTGATGGCGCGTGTTCAAGATATCTTAATGAAAAGAAAAGAAGTGGAAATAAGAATTTCACTCCGAAAGCACTATTCGCTGTTGGTAATAGCGGCATGAATATTAGAGATAGTACGGCATTTGGAGACAAATTAAACATAGACACGCAAATATCAAATGCTATTTTCGGTGTTGGTAGTAACGATTCTACATTATGGAAATCTGTTTCTGAACAATTTTCAGTAGCAAACGACGGATTTGATATTAGCTCTATACAATTTGCTCTTCATTACTTTTTCAGAGATTTGAATTCGGTTCACCAATTTATTAGAAATGTTTCTGAATGTACCCGTATCGGTGGATTCTTTATTGGAACTTGCTATGATGGAAAAATCATATTCGACAATCTTAAAAAAAATAACAAACGTAATTTACCGGGTGAAGGGAAAATTGTTATTACAACAAAGGATAAAACTAAAAAAATTCTTGAAATTACTCAAAAATACAATGAATCAAACTTCAATGTAGATGAACCATGTTTAGGGTATGAGATTGATGTATGGCAAGAAAGTATTAATCAAACATTTAGTGAATATTTAGTGAATTTTAAATATCTCCAGAAAATTCTATATAATTATGGATTTAATCTTGTCACCCAGGATGTTTCACGTAAAATGGGGTTACCAAATGGAAGTGGTTCATTCAGTGAACTTTTCGAATCAATGCTCAATTCCAAGGATTCTAAAACTAACTATGGAACGGCAGTAAATATGACACGTGAAGAAAAAGATATTTCATTCATGAATAGGTATTTCGTTTTTCAAAAAAATAGAAATATTGAAAATGTCAATCTAGTACAGAAACAAATGAATGAAGATTCAGATAATTTACTAATTGAAGTACCAGTAGTAGCAAGTAAAATCAGTAAACTTGACACTAAAGTTATAATCAATCCAGATTTACAACCTGAAAAAAATAAAAAGGTAACGATCCGCATTAAAAAAAAATTAAATAAAATAGAAGAATAATTACATAAATGGAGAGCTAGGCCTAATATAGAATAAAACAAATATAGATAATAGATTACAATGTATGTAATGATTACTTTTACAATTCCGAGAACACATTGTAGTTTGATAAATTACATAAATAAACATAATTGTGTCAATCTTATTGAAGGTAAACAACTGAAAATTGTATACACGCAAAACATTTATGTAAATAATTTAAAAGAACAGCTTAAAAATTTCAATGACTGGGATATTTTTAACAGAATATATTTTCCATATGAATTTCTTGGTGAAGTTTATAATGTTTACACAAATAACAAACATTGTGACAACAATCATTTTTTTTCACTTAGATACGCTCTGCACATTGAACTTATCAGATTTATTCAGAATAATAAAAACAAAATTGAACAATCTACACCTCTAAGAACACTTTCGATTTCCGAAAATAATGATTTTAATCTCAATAGAATGTTGTATATTCAAAACAGTAACCCTAATAATGTCTATATGAATATTAAATATTCAACTAATATTAGCATACTTGAAAATAGGTCTTCTATGGATCACATAACTATTGGCACGCACTCAACAACTGAAGATGAACATAAATATGGGAAAGTTTCGTACGTTTGCGTTTTGAAAGCTTTATGCTTACAGAAAAAAGATGGGAATCTCATTTTAAAACTTTTCAATATCGACTCGCCACTATCAAGTGGCATTATTACTCTTCTTACATCAATGTATAAAGACGTGTTTATTGCTAAACCTGAAACATCATACGGTCATTTGTCAGAAGTTTTCATTGTTTGTAAAACATTTTTGCCCGATAATTCAGATTCTTTCTACAACAACATTTTAGATATTGTAGATAATATGCCTGATATAGATAATTCATACGAAATTTATACTAAAGACGTTGTAAATTTAGTCGTATTGAATAAAATTAATGAAGTAGCTGTTTTTTTTTATCAAAGGCAACTTGATATTATTCATACAATGATTAATACCACGCTTTCACAATCCATTATTAACAGCTCACCATCTTTCGGAGTCAATGGAAATAAGGGTAAGGTTCAATCAATTATAAAGAGTAATGTTGAAAAATGTGTTATGTGGATTTGTCAATATAACTATTCATCCAAATTTTACAATCAATCAGAAATCATTGCATTAATAGATATTATTACAATTAATATTCTGCCAAATAATCGCTTACTGTGAAATTTTATAATGTGAAAACTTTGTAAAATTTAATTTTTCATTTATTTTTATATGTATAGTATAAAGATGTCATCACATATTATTTGGAAAGGCAGAACTTTAACTCAAATTGTTGCAACAGTACGTAAAAATGAAAATTCGAATCCTATAACTAACGAAAATTTAAGAAGGGCACCTCCACTTAAACTTTACAGAAAAGAAATCCCTTCATCTCTTGATTGCCAGTCATCAAAATTAGGAATTACGATTAATGCATTAGAGATTCCGAATGGGTATGTCATAAGTGACATTAACGACAAAAATTCTACAACAACTCTAGACGTCAAATACTTTTCCGTTCCTAGTCCTTGCATAAATAATGAAAACAATGCGTGTTTTTCACCACAATACAACGCGCGAAAGAGAATACGAACAAGTGGTATAATTAAAAACGATTATAGTATGGACACTAAACAGTACCTTCAGAGACGGTGTTTGTCATTCGAACAAAACCAATATCAATTCCTACAAAGTGGAAACTCTGCTGTGAAACCCGGGACAGCAGCTTCATCTCTTAATATATATACAACCCAACAAAATGTAAAAACTATCGGATGTGAGCCAAAACAAGTTGTGTATAAACCAAAAAATTCTCAGTTTGCTCAAAACGGCGCTGTAAGTTCTAGCTCGTTAATAGCCCGAAAAAAGTATAATACAATTACTAGTAATGCACACGAATATTTGTTACCGTATGGAGCAGCAGTTGCCGATGCGATGAGTTATGGTATAAGTGATAGTATTTATACATACAAAAATAAAATTGCTTTTCCCACCAAGATAACACCAAGATTTAACAAGTTCTCTGATTCAGTGACATTTTGCGAGAATTTTAAGATACACCGATAATAAATTGTAAATAAATATAAAGTTTTTTCATTATACACTTTAATGAAACGTAATAATAATAAAATCATTTTAGAACAAAAACATTTAGATTTATATATTGGAATTGATGATTTTAACATTAATAACGTTCTGTTTCTAGAATTGGTTAAAAATAAAATTATCGACGGGTATTTTTCGAATATTGTATTCAGTGATTCTTGTGTAATCATAAATGGTTTATACATAAAACTAGATTCTAGCGTTTATAAAAAACATAATGTCGTTAAAATGCTTATTCATATAGAAGAACAAATTATTGAATTATATACACATACATTTGATTGTTCGATTAAAAAACCTATATACGTTGTTAAAGATTTTTTTGAAGACCCTGAAAATTTGAGATATTTTTTTAATAGGATTGTCAATACACATGCTTTGAAGCTTTCAGGTGTCTGGGAATCGAAAACAAGTTTTGGAATAAATCATAAATTTATTAAAACTACAAGTTTTGTTACTGTCCAATAAAATTGAATTAGTTTTACCCAATATCAATATTTACAACAATTGTAACATGTCAAAAGGAAAACGGATTTCAAACAATGATATATGGAAGATCTTTGACACTGAAAAGATTAATAATAGAATATCATCTATTGAACTCGACACAAGTGAGATTATCCACAGAAATTGTACATTATGCGATTCATTATTGACCATAATGGAAGATGGATTTCCAACCTGCACTAATTCAAAATGTAGTTTGATATGCAGAAATATTATTGACTATTCACCTGAATGGAGATTTTATGCTTCTAATGATAAGACAACCGCAGACCCAACACGATGTGGAAATCCTATAAACCCATTATTGAAAGAATCTTCTTTTGGTTGTAAGATATTATGTGACAATAAATCCTCTTATGAAATGAAACGAATTCGTAAATGGACTGAGTGGCAATCTACACCACATAAGGAAAAATCATTATATGAGGAATTTCAATTCATAACAATTATGGCACAAAACGCCGGTATTCCTAAGATATTTATTGACTATGCTATGACAGTACATAAAGATATTTCGGAACAAAAGATGTTTAGAGGAATGAATAGAGATGGTATTAAAGCAGCATCTATATATATCTCTTGCAGGTTGAATGGATGTCAACGTACTGCTTACGAAATAGCTGATATCTTCAAATTAGATAAAAAAAGCGCGACATATGGTTGTTCCACTGCTGTGTCAATATTGAATAATGTTGAGCGAAATAAAGAATTATCTGAAAAAACCGAATTTGGTAGGTCTACACCAAAAGCATTTATAGAACGTTATTGTAGTCGTTTAGATATGAGTAACGAGTTGTCATTACTATCAAAGTTTATAGCAGAAAAACTTGAAAACGACCATATTATATCTGATAACACACCTCAGTCGTCAGCGGCAGGTATTACATTCTTTGTCGCAAGCATTTGCGGAATGAGTGTAACAAAAGGAGACATTAAACAAGTTTGTAGTGTTAGTGAAGTGACAATCAATAAATGCTTTCGAAAATTAATGACAATCAAGAATCGAATTATTCCAAGGTGCATTATACGTAAATATTTAATAAAGGATTAAAGTGACATATTTTACTCAATCGTTATATATATATCATATGAATGTTAATACTCCAAAAGTTGTATTTATTGTTCCGTATCGTGATAGAGAAGAACAGAAAGTAGAATTTATAAAAAAAATGAAAGTTCTTCTCAAAGATGTTAATAAACAGACATACAATATTTTATTCATTCATCAATGTGACAAAAGGGGGTTTAATAGGGGCGCATTAAAAAACATTGGATTTTTATCAGTTAAAAACGATTATCCTGAAACTTATAAAGACATTACTTTATGTTTTAATGACATCGACACTTACCCGACTACACCAGGACTTATACCTGATTACTCCACGACTCCTGGACAAGTTAAACATTTTTACGGGTATAAATTTACTTTAGGAGGTATCGTCTCTATCAATGCTTACGATTTTGAAAAGATAAATGGATTCCCGAACTATTGGACTTGGGGATATGAAGATAATATGTTGAACAATCGAGTATTAGAAGCTAATATCATTATTGATAGGAGCATTTTTTACTCTATTTCGGACAAGCGAATATCACAAATCAATAATTCACCACTGAGAATTGTTAATAAGTTCGAATTTGGTAGGTACGTTGCTAAAGATAGAGAAGGAATTGATAGTATTTATAACTTACGATACAATATTAATGATGGTAGTGGTTTAGTAAATGTCACATACTTTGACACAAATTATAATCCTAATCCAGAATTCAACATAGAATATGACACGCGGAACACTATACCACCCTTTCAAGTAACTAATAATCGACGGGGGAAAACTAGTATGAATTTTACGTGATTTTAATGGCTAATCTCCTCACTGTCCACCGGGGTTTATCTTTGATGAACCAACTATGTCCGCAATTGCGGACATAAGTGAAAAATCACGAAGTGATTTTGAACACAAGCATTCTGGAGATAAGACCTTAACAATTTAGTTTAGCTCATCCCACTTTTTGATTTTGGTTCCACCGTCATACCTTACAGCTAAGTTCTTTGATATTAGCCATTCGGAAATGTTAATATCATCGAGAAATAAATTGCATAAAATTCTTCCATATTTATCATAAGATACATTTTCTAATTTGACCACTTTATTAAGTAATAGCTCAGATAATGCGTCTCGAGCTATTATTCCTAATTCATGTTCTACCGCATTTTTAGTTTTTAATTCAGGAGTGTCAACCCCTAAAATCCTCACACTAAATTTATATAACTCAAATGTTGAACATATATCACCATTGTGTAATGTTGTAGCAATAGTTACTGTGTCTCCATCATACACTTTAATAACTTTCCCGTAATTTATATCTGGAATATATGACTTCACATTATTTATATTTAGATCAGAAACGTTCAGAAATTCTATGAGTCCATCGATTGTATTAGTTTTCAGCATATTATACATTAAGCATTATATTTTTATATTACGTTTTTTAGCATTTGATTCATTAGAATCATTGTTTCTTCATTATTTTTTTTACCAGATAATTGACCATCATGTACTCTATAATATATCAATACATCAGATATATTGTGTATGGACCCATATTTTTTCATCATCCTTAATTCTAAATCATAGTCATGCATGAAATTGTCTGAATACAAATTCTTATTATAGTTACCAATTTCGATTATCGCACTCCGTCTGTAACACAATGTTGGATGATTCATCATCCAATTTGGCTTGTGTTCTAGCTCAATAAAATCAGACCATTTTGTTTCACTATCATGTTTAACTATATTTGTCATACCATTTTCTGTAAAACAACACATACTTCCTCCTAGAATCTGCACTTGTGGATTATTGAGCATAAAATTCAATTGAATAGATATTCTATTTACAACCATTACATCATCAGAGTCAATTGTAAATATCAGTTCATTTGAACACAATTTTACTCCTTTAGCAAGGCATTCAGGTATTCCATAATTTTCCAAAGTTCTATCGTATCGTACACTTAAAAACCTTGATAATTTACGAGTAGCTTCTAATTCTTCCTCTAACTGAAATGAATGTTCTTCATCTGAACCATCATTACACCAAACTAGCTCTATAAAAAATGAACCTTCTTGATTTACAATTGAATTTAGACATTCTTTTATATATTCTCTCTTAGTATTATAACTCGATACTAAAACTGAAACTTTCAATTCAGGTTGTATCAAAAGGGTTTGTGGAATCGTAATACAATTTACAAGTGAATCATAACTCTTGTTTGATGTGCACCATACTTGATGACCATAAACCTTCTTATGACCATTATACTCACAATGAGTATGATGTATTGGAGTGAATACATAACTTGGATATACTGAGAATGATTTATAATTTCCTGTGTCCAGAAATCTTGTCAGACATCCTGGTCCTAAACTATGCCATGCAGGGGTTGTTGACATTAATAACTTAGCATCACTATTATTAGATATCCAATCAACTATATCACCGCATAGTTTACTGTTTGGGGGAAATCCCATAGTCCCTGTTGCTACTAAACCTTTTCGCACTTTTTCGTTTTCATAAGCAGCAAAACCATCATTATCTAAGAATGTATCACCTAATGGCTCTATACAAAAACTATCAGCATCAATGAATATTCCACCATATTTAAGGAGTATTTCCCAGCGCATTATATCGCACTTTCCATTCCATTCTTTAATACTATCTATTTGACTGCGGCATTTAAATGTAATGTTTCGTTGTAACATCTCACTTTCAGTCCAGAAAATATACTCATAATCTGGATTTTTACAATTCCAGGATAACATCATATTGTACGGCGGCACTTTAGGACCAATCCACATTTGATGTATTATTTTAGGTATCATTTAATATTTGTGTAATAAGTGTTTTATATCATTTACTCGCTAGATTGTAATATTATTATTATGATATAAATATATAAATATTCGAATGATATACTGTAATGAAGATGACATTGTACAAAATATTGACATTGATGATTTGTATAAGAAGAATCTTACACGTAGTTTAAAACACTTATCGATTTTTAATAAGATATTGAATAGAGTACATAAACGGATAAATAAAACATCTAAGGATAAAAAAAACGTTCAGCATATTTGGTTCACAATCCCTACATTCATTCTTGGTGAACAAACGTATGATCAAGGAGATTGTATCGCACACATTATTGGTAAACTTGTTGATAATGGGTTTGTTGTAAAATACTTACACCCAAATACCATTTTTGTCACTTGGGGGCAGTGGATTCCAACTTATGTTCGAGACGAATATTTTAATAAAACTGGAATAGTTATTGATGAAAAAGGTATTGTTGTCAAGAATAACGAGAAGAATAATAGTGAACAGAATAAGGATGATACAACTTCTTCTCAATCACAAAATAAGGAAATAAAACAATTTACACCTATTGGTAAATATAAACCAACCGGTCATCTTTTATACAATGCCGAACTTTTTGACGCTATTACAATAAACAAATTAAATACATAATATGTAATAATAGTATATAGTTAAGATTATAATATTATTCATGAAAACTATCCGACACCTTGTCATTCCAGGTGGTGCTATCTATGGATTGTCCTATTACGGTTCTATAAAATGCTTGGCACAAAATAATGCAATACAACTTCAAAATGTCAAAACAATCCATTCGACGTCGGCAGGTTCTATTATAAGCACTATTCTTGCATTAAATTTTGAATGGGACATAATTGATAACTACTTAATAAATAGACCCTGGAATGAAGTTTTCAAATTCTCATTGACGTCAATTATTAAATGCTATAAGAATAATGGACTTTTTGATATTTCTGTAATCAAAGAAATATTTTCGCCACTTTTTTCAGCAAAAGACATTTCGATTGATATTAATATGAAAGAGTTTTATGAAATTACTGGTATTGAACTTCATTTTTTCACCGTTGATATGTCAACATTCTCAATTGTCGACATTAACTATGAAACATTTCCTGATTGGAGTGTTGTTGAAGCTGTCTATGCTTCATCTTGTGCACCAGTCCTTTTTAAACCGTTCAAAAAAAATGGTGTTTGGTACTCTGATGGTGGGGTTTTAGCGAATTGTCCTCTCAAACATCTATGTGAAAGTAAAATTAATCCTAAATACGATGAAATTCTGAGTATTACTACTGAAAAGATAGAATCTAAGCCACCTGAACATGATAGATACAATTTACTACATTACGTTTTCGATTTAATATATAACATCATACACAAAATTCAACCAAATTACAATGTTAATAAAGTTGTAGAATCTGAAATTGTTATCACTCAAACAATTATTCCAGTTTATGATGTTTTTTCTATAGTTAATTCTTCACAACAGAGGAAAAAATTAATTGAACATGGTTCTAAACTCGCTGATGACTGTTCTTCTAAGATTTTAGGTAGTTAAAATTAATCTCTAACATCCCGATTTAATCTCTCACCTCCCGATTTAATGCCACGAAAATAACGAAGTTATTTTCCACAGCATAAATGGGACGAGGGGAAATTTCCCGGATTCTCCTCTTGATGCACGATCATAAGCAATAAGCCGTTCTAGAGAATAGATATTAAATACCATTTATAAATTTCCCTAAATTGTCATCAGTTATTTTCGCATCAAAATCTATTGTTAAATCATCTTTATTCATCTTTATAGAGGGAAATGAATTAATATTGTATTTTTTACGTATCTCATTACTCTTCGCGTCTTCGTTATTTGAACAATCTATACCGTCACGTCCTCCTATACAATTTACTGTATAACCATTTATAACTTTTTTGTCGTATTTTTCAACAAAGGAATACCATGTAGGTAACGCTTTTGTACAATGAGGACACCAATCCGCGTGGAAAAATAAAATATCTACACTTTTATCGCGTCGATTTGAATTTGGAATGTCTTTCAAATTTTTATCCTTTTTGTAGTTTTTTGATAAGTTTGAATAGTAATACACACTTAAACCTGCGAACGTTATTAATAAGGTTGAAACTAGAAATGTTCTCTTATTAGGTAAATAGTATTTGACTTTTAATATGTCGGTTATTTTCACCATTATTTTAATATATATATATATACCTATACGTTTTTATTATACTTTTTACGATAATCTTTTACGACGACTTCGATTAGTTGATTCTACACTAAATGTTTTGCATTTCTTACTCTGAGGAACGATTCGTAAGATACATTTTGTTTTTTTACCCTGAAGAGGAACTATACACCCTATCTCGTTGGTATTATCACGAACACATCTCGCTCTAAAGTGTTCATATGTGTCACGAACCATTTTATATGTTAATCCAGATTTTTTCCCTAACATACGGTTTACAACTTCATGCAATTCGTAAATGTAGATTGAAAATGACTCGCGTGATTCCATGTTTTTCATGGTCAATGGATGATTATTGAAATTTTTCTCTAAATTTGTTCTACACTTACCACACGGCAATATGTCTTTCAAACTTAAAACGAAATTCATGTATTTATGTTTATCACATTTTGATGGATTATTTGGATAATTAAAGCTCATACAATGTAGTAAATGCCACGTTGCTGGACCAAATATCGATGTCATCATTCCATCATTTGAGTTGTAATCATTATCAGTAAACATTTTTTTTGTTCCTTTCGAAACTGAACGGTTTTTCTTCGACATAATATACTATATATCTATAATATAAAGTATATTATGTCGAAGAAAAATGATTTCGAAGATGATAAATCCGAAATTGTCGTTCCATTCTGGTATGAAGACCCTAATATTCTATTTGACACAAAATTTATAACCGAATTTTTTCCACTTACTAGTATGACATTTAATCAAAAACTTAATGCTCTGTCCAGAACTATTATTTTTTGTACCATTGTTTTATTTTTATTTACGCGCAGTTTAGGATTACTGTTTGGATCATTAATTTCATTAGTATCAATTTACATACACTTCTATTTAAGTTCGCAAGAAGGATTTGAAACTGATGAAGACATACTTCAAAATCCAGCTTTAGATTATCTGCAAAATAATAATATTGAAGTTCCAAAAAATGTATTTCAAGAACCATCTCCAAAAAATCCATTCAGCAATGCTCTCATATCTGATAATGTTTATAAAAAACCAGCACCTCCTATTATAAATCAAAATGTTAAAAACAGTATTTTGGAACAAGCAATTCAGTTAGTTAACGAATCTAATCCAGGACAACCCGATATTTCCAATAAACTCTTCTCAAACACTGGTGATATGCTTGGATTTGAACAGTCATTACGACAATTTCATACTACTGCTAGTACAACTATTCCAAACGATCAAGGAGCATTTGCAGAATTCTGTTATGGTTCGATGAATTCTTGTAAATCAGGAAACTTATTCAATTGTGCGAAACAGTTATCTAATGAACCAAATATTTAATTTTTATTATTAATATATATATTTTTTATTATTAATATATATTGTCATATTATATGTCTTCATTCAGTAATTTTACATTTAATAATTTTGATAGAATATCAAACGACACTACTGACAATACACAACATAATTTACAAAATACTAAGTTCGCAAACTATTCACTATCCAGCTATTTTAGTGAATCG